TTGCCCATTTCCACATATCATTCAATCCATTTTCAAACTGAGTTTTATGTTCAAATCCTAAGATATCAATTGATTTTTGAAACGTAGGTATAGAATGTTTAACTTCATGTCTACCCTCTTTATAAACCACTTCCCCACCACCAATTATTTTTTTCAAAATTTTATTTGCATCGTTGATACTCCACTCTTCAATTCCACCCAAATTAATGATTTCTTTGGATGCTTCTGGTCTTATTGCTGAGTTCCATAGTGGTTCAACGATATCATCTATATAACTAAATGCTCTAGTTTGTTCACCATCTCCAAATATAGTCATTGGTTCTCCATTCAAATGTTGGTACATCCAAATCCCCAATACATTACGATATTTGTCCCAAATATTTTGTTTAATACCATATACATTATGAGGTCTGATAATACACCAATCTAATCCATGTTGTTCACCTGCAATTTGTATATCCATTTCACAACCATACTTTGCAACTCCATATGGGTCGATTGGTTTTGGTATTTGGTTTTCATCAAATATTCCACCATAACCATGTCCGTATACTGCAAGAGTTGAGGTAAATACCAATCTTTTAACATCGTGCTTAATACATTGATTAACTATTCTTGCAGTTGCTACTAAATTATTTTCATAATTGTATTGTCTAATGAATGGCGATAACCCTTCTGCTGCATATGCTGCAAAATGAAATACATAATCAAATTTATGAACTTCAAAGCAATTTTCAATTGGATGTGTTACCAAATTCATTTGCCAAAATTCAACTTTTTCGTTTATGTTTTCTCTATAACCACCACTCAAATCATCGATACCTACTACTTCTATTTCTGGATGAGTTTCTACTAACCAATCTGCTAATCTACTACCCAATAATCCTGCTACTCCTGTAATTAAAACTTTCATATATTATAATTTTAAGAAATCCTCTACTGATATTATATTCATAAGTTGCCATTTGTGTAAATTATAATAACTATATGTTAAATAATTTTCATTAGTCATATATGGTATGTTTGTTCCTGGTTTAATCAATCCACACCCCAAATCGGAATCAATTACTTTAATGTCTAAATCAATTCTTTCAACTCTCAATTCTGCAATTGCTTTCCAAACATCACCCAACCATATACCGCCATGGTCGTTTCTTTCTTGCATATGTTCGGTTGTTGGTAAACAATCATGACATACAATAATTCCACTATCCGATAAATGAGTTAAAGAGTTTTCAATATCTCTTAATACTTGGTCATCGTGATGTAATCCATCTATAAAAATAATATCAAATTTTACATCTTCTAATATTGATTGAAAGTATTCATCAGATGTACCAACAAATGTTACTTCTCCTTTTGGAAATGGGTCTACCGATACTTTATTTTCAATTTCTATTTTATTGAAATTTGAATTGGGGTCTTGTGTTCCAACTTCTAAATAAGATTTATAATTGTTTTTTTTAATTAAGATATTAATAATATCCCATCTATTTAAATAATTCATATTTTTATTCTGGTTGTTGGAATACTTCTATACATAATACGTTCTTATCGTTTACTAAAATCATTCTACCATCACTTGTCATAAGTTTAGTAAACTGACCTTGCTTAATATAATCTGATTCTATATTTTCAAAAGTTCGTTTTTCTCCACCTACAAAATGTATTATTTGAGTGACAAATTTTCCTTGTGCTTTAACGCTTGATTGACAATCTAATTTTAATAATGCCATTATTTAATTTTTTTAAAATTATTAAATTCCGTTATTAACTTATCTACTCGTTGTATTTGAGTATGGTTATTTAAAACCTTATTCATTCCGTTTAAGGCAATACGATTAAGTTCATCTCTATTTTCATTATAATAATTTATCTTTTCAATACAATCTAACATATTATCATAATAAACTATTTCTTCACCCTCTATAAACATTTCAGAAAGACCAGTTGATTCTCTTAATCTATCAGTTATAACCATCTTACCACATGCCATTCCTTCAAATAATCTACGAGTTATTTCTCCCCATCTACTATTCTGAATAACCATTAAACCACTATTCAAAAATTCAGTATGTTCTATTGCATTCATTCCGTTTCGGTTTCCAATTAGACCCTCACCCCATTCCGTAAGGTAATCTAAAAATTCAGAACCACCTCTTCCTCTACTTGTAACCGCAACATATTGAGGTCTTTCATTCATTGGAAATTGAACTGCCGTATCTGCCCAATGGGAAACCCAATCAGCAGTTATACCTCTTTTTCTATATTCTTCTGCCGATACTTTATCCGGTGTTATTGTATAATGAAACCTACTTGCTTTTGGATAGTTTCTTACAAAGTTTTGTGGGTCATCTCCACTTTCTTGTATCCAAAATGTATTTGGTTTTAATGATTTATCTAACCACTTAGAATCAATTCTACCCCAATCCATAAATAATACAATATCAGTTGGAATATCTTGTTGAATCCATAATTGTAATTGAGAATCATCAGTTGCAGTTATTGAAACTATTTCAGTTTCCCATCCTCTCTTTTGGAATTCATTTAATAATGATAAAGGAGTTGACCACGTTTCATTTGGAGCGTGGTTATATACGAATGTTATTTTAGATGGTTGCATAGAAAGAGTTTTGTTTTTCCTGTCTTTCTATTTGTTTATGATGATATAAACAAAATTGTTCTTCTGCTGGAAAATTTGAGAATGTATTGTATCCAGTAATTCTTTCATGTACTTTCCCCATCCATGTAACATCATCCGTATTCTTATATATTCTTGTCTGATAATCAGGAAAGTTTACCCATTGGGTTTCGTTTACATTCCAACCCCACTTTTGAATATGAGATTGAGTTAAACCTTCGACCGTATTGATTCGCGGGACAAATACAATATCTACATTATTACTATCCAACACTTCCCCTAATATTTCTATTAGATATTCATGTGGAATCTCATCAGCATCTATTTGAAAAATATAATCCTTTGAACAATGTGATTTAAGATTATTTTTGAATGATGCAAAATCGTTATTTAATGAAAATCCAACCACTTTGTGATTGGAATGTATTACATTGATTAAATTAAGATAATCCGTTACATCTTTAGTAACCGATGCTTCATCATATTGAATAACAATTTCATCTTCTTCTCTAATATGTAATTGTAAAAAATTAAGAAGTTGTGTCAACTCATCAATTTCATTACAAACTGTAACTGCGTAACTTATACTAGCCATCTTTTTCGTTTATTTCTTTTTTAATAACTTCTCGTCTATCTGAAGCAGTATTTCCTTCTTTAAATATTTCTTGTAAAAATCCATCTTCAAATCTAATTTCCCAAACATTTTGAATTTTATCTAAAAAGTAAGTTCTATAATTGTCTAATTTATGTGAATAGATTGTTCTATTTCTTTTTACATGTGTTTCAAATAATTGTTGTCCATCTTTAGCCATTAGTTTAAGTAATTCGCTTAAGGGTTGGTCTTTTTCAATTGGTTTTGTTTTATCTCTAAGTTTATTTAAAAATGTAATAAAATTAGCAGGCAAGACGTGATTCAATAAAAGACAATGAATTTTGTTATCAATTTTACCAATTACAAATACATATCTACTTTCCATCCCAACTTTTGTTGGTGGTACACCATCAACATATGTAGAAATACGATAAACGTTTCTAGGTAAAATTAGTGATTTACTAATTCTTCGTTCCGGTTTTAATATTTCTTTATACTGATTAGTATAGAATTGCATTTTATAATTTGTTTAGTTTAGGTAATTTTAATTCAACACGAGTTGTAACTTTAACATATTTGTTAAGTAAATTGCCAAATACTTCTGTCATTTTTGTTAATGAAAAATTATTTTTAATATTTGATTGTAATCCCTTTGAACTATCTAAATATTTATTATAATTTTTAAATACATCCATTATTTTTTGTGCTGCAGTTGAATAATTTACGGAGAACCATTGTGATTCCGCCATTAAGAATTGGTTTGCTGCTGATGGGTGGACATTTGTTAATTCTCCATCCAAATAAATAGTATTAGTTTCAGGTAAAAAATCAGTCAATCCACTCCATTTTGAAACTATAATAGGTTTACCCGTTGTAGCAAACTCTGCAAGTGGTCTACCATACCCTTCACCCTTAGTAAATGATAACATAGCCTTTACTTTTGGATGATGATATAAATTTGCTATTTCGCTTGATTTCATATCTCCAAATAATAAATAAATAGGTGGACAGTTTTCACCATATTCTTTTGTTATGGTTTTAATTTTTTCACTAATCTCTTCTCTATCGATAATACTAAATCCAGCCATAGATGTTTTTAATATCAAACCGGGTTGTTTATTTTTTGGAACGGATTTAAAAATAGTACAAAATGTTTTAATTAACATTCCTACATCTTTTCTGTCTTGTCCTAAATCTCCACTCAACCAATGACCTACAAATAAGAAATTAAAATCAGTTTCAATTTTTTTATCTAATTTTTCAGTATTAATAAGAACATCAGTTTCTTGATTAGTTCTATTTAAAAAAATATCTAAATCAACTCCTTCGAAAAGAACTTCAATTGGAGTTTGAACACTTATATCTCTAATTTTTTGACCTGATGCTTTATCCACTTCAGAAAACGAAGTTTTTTGTAATACCTCTTTTGTAAAGTTAGATGGTACTAAAACTAAATCCATTCTATTACAACCATCAATAAAATCCTTTGGTGCTAAAGTAGTTTCAACTCCTGCGGTAATACCAATATTGTATTTACCCATTTTTTTAAATTCATTAGCAACTGTAACCTGAATATATACATCCGGTTCTCTATCTAACGTTGTAATGACACTACTCAATACTTTTTTACTAAATTCACTCACACCATCGAGTTGATTTTGTGGTGTAGAACCCCAACGAGTTGGTACTACTTTCACATCATATTTATCTAAATCAAATAAACTCTGAAGTAAATCTCTACTATGGTCACCATATCCACTCCTTGTAAAAACTGGTGCTTGAAATACTAATAATGGTTTGCTCATATTTTATTTTTTATTTTCCTGTTGAACCGAAACCTCCGGCTCCTCTTTCGGTATTATTTAATTCATTTACTTCTGTCCATTCTACGATTGGGTGTGGTATGATTATAAGTTGACACACTCTATCTCCCACTTTATATGCTAGGGAATCAAGTCCATTAGATTTAACGAATGTTGCTTGAAGTTCTCCTCTATATCCAGCATCAACTACTCCAACTGAATTGCTTAAAATAAGTTCCGTATTTCTAATAGATGAACGCGGGAAAATTAAACCCATAAACCCATCTGGTATTTCTAATGCTATACCCAATCCGTATGTTATTTGAAATGTAGTATTCTCTTTAATTGATGTTGCTACCAAATCCATGCCCGCATCACTTTCTTTTGCGTAAAATGGGAGTATTGCATTTTCTTGTAACCTTTTTATATTAACTTTCATATTATTTTAATTTATATAATCCAAATCTATCTTTAGGTCTCCAATTTTGGAAAGCTGTTTCCATACCATCAGAAAGAGTTTTACACATATTTGTATGATTTAATCCACCTTCGTTTAACATCCATTCCCTGCCCGCTAAACCTCTCTTTTTACGGTCTTTCTTAGGAATATCATACCAATACTTCATTGCATCAGCAACTTCGTAAATATCAACCTTATCATCAATAATATATGGCGTTGGAACTGAACCTACAAGTGTTTGAACTTTACTGAATACTGGGTTAACCCATTCTCCATGTCCTAACTTATCTGCCCATACTCTCCAATCATGTACCGAACCGATTTTCACATAATCTTCTGCCGTTAATTCTTTACCATCTAATGTAAATGCACATTGGTCTTGTAATCCACCCGTAACGTTTACAATAATAGGAGTTCCGGCCATTACTGATTCTGCAGTTGTTAATCCAAATCCTTCGTTACCTGCAATGTTAATAGTAACATCTGATAAGTTATAATACCAATTTAATTCCTCTTGTGAAATTCTAGTTTCTGAGAACTTAACTTCGTAATCAGGACAAATGGTTTCCTTTACTTTAAACAAATCCGTTCCGTTTTGGTCAACCGCTTGGGTATGCATAATTAGGCAAGTCTTATCTCTATCTTCAATTGGTAAAGAATCTACAAAGCGTTTATATGCCCAAATGACATCGGATGGTTGTTTTCGTTTGATATTACGATTCATCCAAAATAGGACAAATTTATAATCTTTATCACCTAATACTCTTTTACGGAATTCATCAGGTACTTCAGCAGGTTTGAAGGTATTTGAGTTAATACCATGCGGTACATATGATACTTGCCAATCTTCAAGGGGTTTGAATGTTGGTGAATCAGTTCTTTGTCCTACTCTTCGTACAATACCATATGTTTGTTTAGAAATACATCCTAACCAATCACAACTCTCATAATAATCTCTATTATATTGAGGGTCTGGTAAATCATCCCAAATATGATAAAAGAAAATAGGTACGTTTTCACGTAATTCTGCTTCCATATCATACAACCATCTCCAATAACGAGGGTCGGTAAAGTGTAGGATTGCATCAGGTTGATGTCTCATTATTAACTCGCGTAAAATATCAGCATCACCATAACCACTCCACGGAACGATTTTAACTGAAGCATCAAATACACCACTAATTTTTCTAGCATCATCACCTAAATCAATTTCTCTACCTTTTTCAGGATGTTCTACTGCTGCACCTAATTGTATCCAATCGTACTTATCCAATGTACCAAAAATTAATTCTTTTGATACAGTTGCTATACCAGAGGACATTCTGAAATCATCGGATAATAAAAGAATTTTCTTTTTCTTTCTTACTTCTGTCATTTACTTAAAATTAAAAATTAAAATTGTGAACCACTTGCGTGTAATTCTGAATACTCATTAATCTGAGTTCTAAATGTTTCGTCTTCAATGTATTTGTTTAAAGAACGATTAACTAATTTTTGTAGTGTGATGTTTGATTCAAACGATAATTGTTTGAATTTTGAATAAACATCTTTTACGATTTTGACCGTAGTCAGTTTTGTATTTGTCATAACTCTCCTTTTTTTTGTTATGTATATAAATATATACAAATATAAAAAAGATAAAATTTATGACCAAATAGGACAAATTTTTCGGGTTTTGAATTCACACCAATCACAAGATTTTGATTTATTGGTAGGGAAATCAACTTGTTTTACTACACCTTCTTCATTATATACGGAGTCAACAAACTCCATAAATCCTTTCCAAGCTGCATTGACTGAGGGTTTTCCATTGGCTGGAACAAACTTAGATATACGTGGTATTGTGAATTCAGTCGTATCTGATACCTTTCTTTTTAGGATTTGGTATTCAACCTCAATCTTATCTAATGGAACATTATACTTTTCTGAATAAAACTTCTTATATAGAAGCATCTGAGATGTTTTAACCTTATCTGCTTTTTGATATTGATTCCAACCTCGTGTTGATGTTTTTAAATCAATGATAATAATTTTACCACTTGATACTTCCTTCAATACAATATCAATAAACCCAACAAAATTAACCCCCGGTCTTACTTCTGCGTTTAGGGGTAACTCAATTGAAACTAATTCAAACCCACTTTTAGTATAAAGTTTATCTAACTTAGTTTTAAAATAATGTAGAATTTGTCTACCATCGCCAAAGAATTCCTCTAATTCAATTTGAGTACATGGAGTACCTTCAGTCATTTTAGCCTTTTCAGTAGTAAAATGTTCTACTAACTTTTCCTTTAACATACCCTCTACATCTAATAGAAGTGCCTGTTTTTTGGATACCCCATACATAACGGAAAGAAAATGTTGAATGGTTTCGTGCATTGCCGAACCAAAGATTGTATGGATGTTTGCAGATGATTCACCTAATTTATCTATATAACTTAGTTTGAATTGTTGTTGACAACTTGTCCACATTCCATATTGACTATAACTTACTCTTGCCATTATTTGTTTTTTTATACTATAAAGATACGAAAATTATTCGATATTACCAACTATATTTTTAATTTTAATTTTGTAATTTCTTTTGGTTCGATTGCATATCTCTCACAGGTATACTTAATATGTTCCCTACCTTCTTTTGTTGAATATAAGATTTCTAAATACTCTTCAGCCTGTTTTGTAGAACATTGATAATCCTTTGCAACCAATTCAACTAACCATTTTTCGTAGGTATCTTCTTTCTTACCTTTTACATATCTAAGGTAATATTTCCCTTTTGGGATAATACCAATTAGTGCTAGATATAATTGTTTGGGTTCTAATATTTCAGTATAAGGTTGTATCTCTGAAATAACAGATATCCAATCTGGATTCATTGAGATGAAACGATGTACCATATAATTAGACCAAGTCTTTTTATCAGCATCATCCAACTTATCCCAATATTTTGGGTCTTGTTCGGTTGTAATTGCCTTTATATGGTCGAATAGTGATTTCGCCATTATTCTTGTTCTACTTTTAAACCAGGAGGTAGTACTTCATTAAGTACCTCGCCACATTCACCACATAGAAATAATTCTACTGGTAGAACTTCATCCTTTGGTTTACCTGTTAATAACTTAGATATTTTTCTAAATCCAAATCCTTGTACAAAAACTTCACCACCACATTTGTTACATGCGATTGATGTTGTTTTTTCTAATGGGATTTCAACTTCATCATTTTGTCCACCAATTGGTTGACCACCTGCTCCTAAAATTTGTGCCATATTATTTTATTTTATAACCATTAATAAATCCATTTCTCTACATAAGAAATATTCAGTATCATCTAATTTAATTTTTTGAATATTCATTCCACCATGCGGTAATAATACTTTATCACCTACTGATACTTCCATTGGAATTTTAGCTCCATTTTGGGTATAAATACCATTCCCTACTGAAACAATTATACCAAATTTGTTATCACCATCTTGAACAGTGTCTGGTATGATGATTCCACCAATCTTTTTTTCTCCTGACTCTACTTTAATTAGGACTCTATCTCCTAATGGTTTTGCTAATTGTACTTCTGTTGACATATTTTTTTTTGTTTAATTTATTAATCGAACCATTGTCCTCTATTGGTCTTTAACTTAGTTACACCACTTTTTCTAAGAACTTCGTGGCCTTTCTTTTTCCACTCACCTACTACTTTTTTATCTTTACGCTTATGTAAGGCTAGTTGGTCTAAATAAGAGAAAAAATCATCCTCTGATAATTTCTTTAAATCATCGTCAGTTAGTGGGTTTTTAGGGTCGTATGTTATCATTATATCCGTATTTATCCTTAAATATACGAAAATATATCCGTATTACCAAATTATAAGGATACTATTTTTTGAAGGTATTCTTCGATTTTTTCAGGTTTACTTCCTATTAGGGGTGTTTCTACTATATTTCCCTCAAAGACTCCTAGAAACGTAGGTATATTCGTTAAATTGATAATGCTCCTACTCTTTGGTGATTCATCTGCATTGATATACACAAATGATATATTTTCATAATATGTAGATAATCTTTCAAAGTGAGGTTTTATCTTTGCACAATCAGGACACCAATCTGCGTAGAACATTATGAATACCTTAGAATGGTTATTAATAATTTCTTTAAGATTATCATTAACCAACTCTATCATATCACATCGTTTATTTCGATAAGAGTTGCCATAAAACAAATCTCCTTATCTACAATCATAGCATCTTTGTATTGTCCTTGTGCGAGAATCATAATTACGGCAGAAGTATTACCCACTGCATAATCGTTTACCTTTTCGTAAAGATGGGTGTATAATTCAGTAAAATCTTGTATACGAGAATCTGCAACTGCTTGTCTTAGATTTACATAACGATTTCTCTTATCATCCTTTGATTTAAGAATATCTATAATTTTTACTCTAACATCTGCATCAGATATACTACTACTATCAATTTTTAATATTCCCTTTGAGGAATTAAGTTGACAGGTATTAATAATTTTACGAATATCTGGATATGATGAATCTACTATTGGAACTAATTCTTTTAATTCAAATTGGATTCGTTCCTCTGTTAATATTTTACTAATTTGTACTGCCACATCTTTTTTAGTGGGTGGTATAATCTGAAAGGTTTGGCATCTACTTTGTATCGGGTCAATGATTTTCTCCACATAGTTACAAGTCAAAATGAATCGACAATGTTTACTAAATGTTTCCATTAGATTTCTAAGGATTGCTTGAGCCTGAGGAGTCATATAATCAAACTCATCTAAGATAACAATTTTTATATCTTTAAACCCAATTGTAGATGCAAATGATTTTACTTTATTACGGACAGTATCCACATTGTTTTCATCAGATGCGTTTAGTATCATAAAATCACAATTGATTGAATTAACAATCAACTTTGCAAGAGTGGTTTTACCTGTTCCCGCTTTACCAAATAAAAGTAAATGTGGGACATCTCCACTTTCAATATAATCGCGAATCTTTTGTTTTAAATGGTCATTGCCAACATAATCCTCTAATTTCTTAGGACGATATTTTTCAACCCAAAGTGTGTTGGGGGTTTCTTCTTTTATATTTTCTTCGAAAAATGCCATATTATTTATTTTGTGTTGTATCCGTATTATATTTTGCTAATTCCTCAGGTGTTGCAAATGGTTCAGGAGGTTGTTCAGACCAAAATTGTTGCTCCAATTCAGGTGTCCAACCACCATCATCAATTGCACCAAAGAAATCATTTTCTAATTCCTCTAATGATTCGCCTAATGATTTGTTTATATTTTGTATAGTTGGAGAATTTGGGCCGTGTTCCGGTTTCCATGTTGAATTAGTATAACTCATTGTACTCCCACTTGGATACCCATATGCAGTTGCTGATGGAGTTGATGTTACAAATTGTGGTGTTGCGTATGTAATAGAACTTTGACCAGGTGTTGTTGTTATTGTTCCAGATGAACCACTACCACAATTTATTTGATATGGGTTATATGGGTTATATGGTTGGATAAATGGTAATGTTTGTATTGGTGCAGTATTAGGAACTCCAAACGGAAATCCTATTGGTTCTTCATCCTTAACCTCTACCAATTTATCTTTTAACGCATCCCATTGTTTTGGAGTTGGTGCGTATTCGTGGCAGGCTTCTACAAAACCTTTAAGCCATATAACGTATTCTTTCGATGTCATTATGTATAAATATTATTTGTTTTATTTCTTAATAAGGATAAACTCTCTAAAATAATTCATTTCATTATAAATCCAATCTAAAATTAATTTCTTATTATGTTTAATTTTAGGTAAATTTTCTAAATAAATTCTTTTAGCATCTTCCAGTGATATATTCCCTAATGCTTCAATTACATAATCCATTTGTTTAATCGGGTCTTCAGTTTCTAAAAATAAAGGATTGATTCCCAATTCTTTTATAAAGGTATGGCCTCCCAATTTCTCAAATTCTCTATAAAATTTATTTGAACCTACTGAAATATATAATTTTTCAAAGAATAATCCATGATATGTTTTTTCAGACCAAAAATCAAATAATTTATTAAATAGTATATGAGTTTCACCCACCACTTCAATATAACTTTTGTTGTAATCTTTATTGACAATATTTTCAGTTGAATATTCAAATCGTTTATGCTCTCCTAATGGGTCGTAAATCTTATCGTAGTGTGATATTGGTTTATAAAAATCACTATTCCAATACTTGTATACTTCGGATTTGATTAAATTAGTTCCATCAGTATTTGGATTTTTAGTTCTTACCATTTCTGAATATTCTTTGAAAAAGAACTTATTCATAGTTACATATCCCTTATCAATCAACCCATTTTCTATAATGTTATTAATAAAATATAATCTATGATAACGTGGTTTACCACCCAACATTCCAAATACTTTTTCCCTATCTTTAATTGGTTCTACCAATCTATGTAACCAATCGTAAAACGTTTCTTCACCATTTAGGATTTGTTGCCAGTTATTTGGTGATACCTCAAATGCAAGAATATCATAAATGTAATTCCAAAGTGAATTGAATGTATTTACCTTAGTATTTTTCAATCCTTCAAATAATGGATAATCAGCCATTTTGATATAATCAAAATCGTAATCATTAATACATCCCACATAGTGGTCTGCTTCATAATCACAAGGTTCAAAATATGATAATCCAAACGCTATTCTACAATTACGTTCCTTATATACTTTTTCAAGTTGTTTTACAAACCCAATACCAAACACTCTAAATAGTTTAACCCATACCCCTACAAATTGCCATCTATCTAAAATGAAAGTTGCATTTTCAGGTGGGTTAATAAAAATGGAATCTTGATTAGTAGCAAAGAAATTATGATTTGTAATTTCCTGACCTCTATCATCGCGTGTCATCCACACAATATTATTTTCATCGAAATCACTAAATAACTTAATCTGAAATTCCTCACCTTCATGCGTAAGATTGAGTACTTTATACTCCGGTGTTAGTTCTAATTGTTTAAATTTAGATTTACCGAATAAGGAAAATAATTGAGGTTCTCTTGATACTATATTAATCATAATTATGGTTTGTAAAATACAAAAATGGGTTCAAACTTATACGCTTTACCATCGTGTTTAACTGCGTTTTTAATACCGGTTTTAGATGGGTCTAATCCTACCATTCGGGTCATTAACATCTTCAATCTACCTTTATACTCACAACCTAATCCGGTTAGAATATCAATAGAATCTTGTTCCAATGCATAATAGGTATCCTTACCAATTTTAATATCGGCTATGTTCCATAGAATGTATCTATCATTTTTAAGATAATCATAAATGGTAGTTAGAGTAGGACGTAAGAAGTTTTGTCTCCAATCCTCATATTCACCATATGCTTTGAATGATTGATTCTCATCTTGTGAATATTGTTCTCTATTAAAATATGGGGGTGATGTGAATGCTAAATCCAATTTACCTGCATACTTTTGAAACTTAGGATTATGTTGAATCAACTCCGAGCCATCTTGAAATAACTCATAAGTGTTTGATTGTTTTTGAACCTCAAAGAACTTACCAAATGTTTCTGAGTAATCATCTACACAATTTTTGTTATAGAAATCAGCCACATACTCATAACGTGAAATACCTAATTCCGGTATAAAGTTATCAGGGTTCGGGTCAGTTCCAATGTAATGGGTTTTCTTACGAGAACTCATTGCACCTAATATTCTGCCACCCCATCCACTTGATGAATCATAAATGTGTAGGGGGTCTGATTGTTCAATATGTGAAGTGTAATGTTCGTATAACCACTTAGCAGTTAGTGCAGGGAAATTCACTGCAGGTTGACCACAACTTAAACGAAACACTTGTAATATCTTTGGAAAGATACCAATTGTCTTATCATACCAACGAATCAGATAGAAAAACTTTTTAACCGTCCCATCTTTTAAAGTGGTAGATGGTTCAATCGTTTTAATATTAGATAATTGAGTATGTGATAACCATCCCTTATCCTTACATTCTTGTACTTGTTCAGCAGTTAGGTATAGATTACCAAATCCAATATATTGTTCATTGATAGTACCATAATTATCTAAGGTATCCTCCTTTACTTTCGCAAGAACAATACCTATGTTTTCGTACTTACCAACGAACACTTTACCTTCATGTACTTTTTGTATAAATTCAATTCCAGTTTCACCATCCCAAAATTCATTCTCATCTTTCTTATTCACAATAGAACGTGACCACGAATACATAGAATCTTTCTTAACCGCCCTCTTCATTATATGAACGAAGGTATCTTCTAATTTCGGGTCTGAGAAATGGTCATAAATAGATAATCCACCTTCTGCTGATTTACCGATTGATATTTTGGTTTTCAACATAGTTGGAAAGAATTGATTTACGGCTGATGCATCTTTATTGAAGTTTTGTAAAATACCCAATGAGTTATCATCTCCCGTCAAATCTTTTTGAAGGAAATCACAATCATTTGTTTTTAACTTTTTGAATGAATCGATTATATCATTCTTATCTTTTCCGATAACAGGAGGAACACCATCGGTATCCCATTGTTTAGTTACTTCTATGCGTAGTAACTTTGCCCAACTAATAAACTCATCATCAGTCATTTCTAATAACCGATGATAAGTTGTATTGGATTGGAATTCAGAAAATTTAGACCTTTCGTAATAGTGTTTACTCATATCTTAGTTAGCGATTTCCACTAAATAGTAATCGGATGTATAGGCATCTACTTCAAAATGAATGTGAGATAATCCTTGTGATGAAATTTCTAAGATAGCATCTTTAGCTTCTTTGTTTGCAACTAAGATTTCCTTTAAGTAAGTTGCTGAGAATGAGATTGGGTTAATACTACCTTCACACTCACAATCAACATCAATAGAAATTCTATTAGTGTTAATGTTTGAATGACCTAAGATAATTTGACACTTACCATCTTTTGCAACAAATGTGAAATTGTTCTCATCTGTCAACGCCGATTTAGCACGGATGAACTTTGTAATAAAGTTTTCGTCTAACTTAATTTTAATGTTGAAAGTTGGTAATTGTTTCAAATCAGGTACATTTGGGATAACCGAAAGGTCAGCCAACATATAATTGATTGAAGTTGAACCATCTTTAAACTTTAATGATACCGCTTTACCATCTACATCAGAAATTTCAAAATCAATTGATTCTCCTAATACTGATAACATTTTAGTCAACTTAGATGTATCATATACACCAAATGTTGTATCACTATAACCAAAATCTGTCATTGTTACTTTACCCAATACTGATTTGTCATCAGAAATGAATGCAGTTGTTAATGAGTTGTCTTTTGTTTCCCACTTTACAGATTCTACTAAACCTGCAAGATTGTACTTTTGTACGAAACGACCTAATTTACCTTTTTCCATGTTGTTTTTTTTTATTGTTTTAATTTATTGTAAGTGTAAAGATACGAATAATTTTTGAATTATCCAAATTTATTTTAAAAAGAAAAGAATTTTTCTGCATTTTTTTGTTCACTCATTACTTCACCCCAACCTAAGGCGTTATAGAAATCTTGTAACTTACCTTTTAATTCCGCTTCGAAGATTCGATTATGGTCGGTATAAGTTGTAATGAAATCAACTATTTCTTGTGGGTCATCATATCCTGTGAATCCCAATCCATCAATTCCTAATGGATTATTTTTAAGATAGACCCATTTGATTTTATCACCATCTTTCATTGGTGAATATTTGAATGGGGCTTTAAAGTGGGTTAAACAATCATTATATAGAATTGCTGCTTTAACGTGAGCAGGTGCACCTTTTTCCATATGGAATAATTGTCTTTTCTTTGGTGAATATTTTGAAAGGTTTTTAACTGCTGAGTTCTTTGCAATTTCATGTATCGGTCTACTTACCATACTCTTTTTAAACGCAAGAACAAATGCTGTTAATTCCTCTTCAGTTTTACCTTTTAAGATATCTATTAGAACCGTCCCCATACAATCTTGAAACGCCTTAGGGAATGATGACCTTCTAACATCCAATCCCTTTACATCCAATCTATCTACGGCAACACCATTGTTTGAAATAATCCATTGTGCGTATCTCTTTTTTGCAATCCAAATACCTGCCCTAGCAACGTATTCCTTTTTAATTTCTAATCGGTGATTTTGAACATTGAAAAACTTATCTGAAAGAATATCATAAAACTTATTTAGATAATCTTGCATTTCACCTGCGATTCCATCTACCAATACTGCAACTTCACTATCTGGCATTTCCTTCCAATTTGGATGACGGAAATCTAAAAGTGGTACTGCAGAAAAAAATACTGAATCCGTATCAATGTAAATGTTAGAATCCACATCAGTAGTACCTAACTCTTTATTGTATTTGATGTTTCCCATATTCGCAGAGTTCTTAATAACCGTCTGACCCGTAGTCGTAACTGCCTCCGCATTATCAACATCATAAAACCGAAAGGCAGGAAGACCAAGCACACCATAAAGAGAGTTAAGTAGAATTTTTTGAACCAACTGTCTTTTGCCGTAAAAGGCATATTTTTCTTTATTACCCTCCTGGCCGTACTTCTTTTCCAACTTTCTAAACTCCACCCTTTCATTGAACCAAATATCTAAAATTTCAGGAATACATCCTATTTTATCTTTACGATATAACACACCATTTGATGATATTGTTAAATCTGCCTCTTTAATATACTTTTCTAAATTATCACGTGAGATTTTATTATCACCCATTTGATAGTAATCAACCTCCCTCTTCATATATTTCTGAACATCCCAATCTGCAATTTTAGCAACTTTGGTTTCAGGAGAAATGTTGATTGTCATGATGATTGATGGATATAGAGATGTTAAATCCAAATCATATACCCAATCATACTTACCCACAATCGGGTCTTTTACATACGCACCGATAAACTTTTCTTGTTCATTATCTCTCAATGCCTGCATCATTTCCTTACGGTCTGATGGTTTATTCGGAGCAACTAATCCCTTACGTTTAAGGAAACATAACAATGCACCCTCTAAATACTTAGATGAATAAACGAAGTCCTCATAGGGAACGTGTCCTGCGTGGCAGATACCTCTACATAAATCAATGAATTGTAATTTCTTATCCAACTCCACAACAATCTCAACATCGACTAAGTTATACTCAATGAACTTTTCAATGTCTTCATTAAATAAATCATCCAATGAACCTTGATATTCAATCTTACCCTTACCTAATTCAATCGTACCAATGGTATCTAATCGATAGTTAGGTAATTCGTTGTAGTTAAATTTCTTATAGAGTGATAGGTAATCCAAACAACTTACTCCTGCAAAGAACCATCTTTGACGATATGGAGAATAAAATGCTTGACCAATAGGTGATAACCTCTTTGCTTGAGATTCACCTAAGATGCGTTTCATTCGGTTGAATAGATACGGAATATCAAAATTATCAATGTTCCAACCAGTTAAAATATCCGGTGCAATACCTTCATAAAGTTCTAAGAACTTCATACACATATCCCTTTCATCTCTGAATGGTAGAATGATTGCCTTATCGGTTTTTCGTTCCACCATCTTACCTTTCTTATCCATAATCAATACCCAATATTGATTGGTGATATTATCTTGTAGACCAATAGCGGTAAGTTCGTTTTCAGCTTTTTCGGTATCAGGTAATCCACTTTCCATTTCCACCTCAATATCAAATGTCATTGTTACGATGGTATCTGATGGAATATCGGAATCGGTATAAGTATCGACTAAAACACGTGTTGTTTCGGGTACATCCGATTCAAATAAATTTGGGTCATCCCCTTTGAATTTATAAATCTTAGTTAATTTATCACCATAAATAGAACGGGCTTCACCTCTCTCTGCTCTTTCGTATGCGTATCTGGTGTATGGGAAGGTTCGGTAACCTAAATGAGAATCCCAAAGGTGAATGAGATTTCGTTCCCTTTGATAATATATGTTTTTGTACAAATCTGTAACTTTTTATGTGTAATTTTATTATTTTATTGATTCATTAAATCTTCTTCTCTCTTCCATTGATTTCCAATTCACACCATCAATCAAATCATCAATGGTATCAAATGATGGAGAATTTATCAGACCACCACCCATTAACATAACAATCTTACCAGATGAGGATTTTTTAATACTACCGGTAGATATTACTTGCCAAAAGTTTCTTTTACCTTTATATTCATCAGGAACGATAAAATCAATAATATTACCTTTACCTTTGATTATATTTAACTTTTCAGTCTTACTAATTTTTTCCAAAGATTTATTAGCAGGGATTCCTTCAGCTCCTTTAAATTGTTTTCCGCCGAATTCGGTAATTAGATTCTTTAACTTTATCATATTGGACATCCTTGTTATTTGTTTATAAATATAAAATAAATTGGATTTAACACCCAATTTTACATTTTTGTTTTAATTATAGTTTTTTTAATGGAACTAATTTACCATCAACTATTTTATGAGGTATCCCATCTTTAATTACAAATGGTGGTTTTTTATTTATATCAATTCCTTGATTAAGTAACTCTTGTTTTATTTGTTTTTTACGCAGTTCTTCCTCTCTACGATTGAACCATTTTTCAGCTTTTAAACTACCTTCTTTTGGTAAAGATATCTTATGTGGTTTAAATGAACTCTTCTTTTTTATATCACCTGCCATTATTTTATTTTTTTAAAATTTGTAAATTCCACCAATATTCCAGAATAGAATAGTTCCTTCGATTTGGTCTATGTTTTCTTCTAACCACTTCCATTGCTTTACATCCCAAAATTGGTTGCAAGGGAATGGGGTTTCGTAACCATCTAATCTATTCTCAAATAGATACTCTGATTTTCGTATATTTAGGGGAATTGGAATCCCACTCTTTTTAAGTGTTTTATTGATTGAACTAACCGATGATACACATGTTGTCCAAATCTTCTTTTTAACTTGTGGAAAAAACTCTTTAAGTTCCTCTCTATAATATCCTCTTGCTAATCCTGCAAGAGTTACACCACTACCAGATGATACTACTAAATTATCAAAATGGGCAAGGGGTTGAATTCTATCTGCAAGATAATCTTTATAGAAATCGTGGTCAAAAGCGTAAGGTAACATTTGCCATCCCCTTTCTCTTGCATCTTTCTTTAACGAATTATACATAATCTGCATCATATTAGGTCTAATTGGATATAGGTTTGTTTTAGGATGCATTTCCTTAATCATTCTCAAATATTCCTGTGATATCTTTTTAGAATCAGGGTGTGCTGCATAAAATTCAATTCCCAATTCCTCACATATTGCACTCAATGCCCATGCTGTCCAACTACCATCTACGGAAAGGTGAACCAGTGGTTTTGATTTATCAATATATTTTTTAACCAATTCAAATAATGCTGCTAATTTACCCCACGGCGGTAATATCATACCATCGCCCATCAAGTCATCCCTCTTTACCCATACTTCTCTACCCTTAATGTGATAAAGTTCTAATGGGGTATCTTCGGTTAATCCTTTTAGTTTTAAATCCATTGATATATTCCTCCTGAGTTTGACGTTAATTCTCCTTTCATTTTTCTATGAGAGAACCCGTGTATTTTTTCAAAGTTATCACCAATGACATGAATCATATTTTTTCTTTTCTTAAAATTAATAGATTCATCTTTTAAAATGATTTCTTCGATGTATTGTTTAAAATTTGTTCCTTTTTGAAATGCTCTTTTTTCCTGGTCTAAAATCTCATCAGGCAGTTTACCTCTGAATGCATTAGCAAGTGGTAATTTCCATTGACCTCCTTTAGATAAGTATTCATCGGTTAAATTAGTAGTATAGTTTAAAAATTCGGTATCAAAGAATGGGCATCTTAATTCGATTGTTCCATAATTCATAAAGATAGTATTACCTCTTAATAGGTTACCATAGTATTGTTTTTCAAATAACTTTTTACGAACATCACTCCAATCTGGTTTCTTACTGAACATACGGAATGTACCATACGAACCATAGGATTCATCAGAACCCTCACCACTAAATGCTACCTTAATACCATCTCTTGCCATTTGTTCTGCAATAAAGGATTGTAGGATACCCACTTCCATTTGAACGGTCGATGGATATTCGATTACTCTAATTGAATCTAAAAATCTTTGTTTAATTATTTCTTCATCTTTAGGAACAAATACTTCAACTAACTCCACTCCTAAATACTCCGCACATACTCTTGCCTTTTGTAAATCCTTTGAGGTTTCATCAAATGCAATTGTGTATGCTTTTAGGTTTGGTATACGTTGTGATAGTAGGTAGGTAATGATTGCAGAATCAATCCCACCACTTAGTGATGTAGCAATTGGTACATCTGATAATAATCTTTTATCTACTGCAGTTTCTAATAACTTAAATGTAGTTTCACCAACTTCTTCATGTGATGCCGGTATAGTAGGTTCGTTTGAGAATTGAAAATAATAATCTTTATGAACTACAATCGTATCAGTATTTAAATCAATTTCTACCAATGAATTCTTAGGTACAAACTTAATATCTGAACTCTTTACCTGTGTTGTAATGGATTTCAATTCACTAGCGATGATATAGTTGTTTGTATTGTGAATATAAAGGGGCAATTTACCCACCCAGTCCCTCGATAGTATCAACTTATCATTATCGTATATAATGAATGAGAACATACCCTCTAATCTCTTTAATTCACCTTCCTTGTAAAGATATAGAATAATTTCTGAATCTGAATTAGATTTAAAGTGATACCCCCTTCCTTCGTATTCTTTACGCAATTGAGGATAGTTCCAAATCTCACCATTGACTACCAATTCAACTCCATCCCATTCCATAGGTTGATTACCCAATGGTGAAGTATCGTTGATTGATAATCGGTTATGTCCTAAGATAATATGTTTATCGTTATATTGGAATTCTTTAATACCACGATTATCTCTACCACGATGCTCAATTGCTTCGAGCATTACATTCACATCATCTCTTTTATATCCAATCGTTGCTACAATTCCACACATATTATTTATTTTATATCAGCTTCTACGTCTTTTAAATTCATTTCTATCATTTTCAACTCATCATTTAACCAATCATATTTTCCAAATGCTATATCCTTTATCTTTGCATTGATTTCCCAACGTTGAATAATATCTCCTACTACATTTAATTCTAATAATTGAAACGAAATTGTATTAGTTTGTTTAGATTTATTTTCTGCTAATCCCTTGCAAATAATTGAAGCAATTGGAATTTCTGAAGTTTCATACATCTCAATTGTTAAATCACCCCAATTTACCCACCCATCATCATAAACACAAACTACTTTTAATTCACTCATTTTATGGACCGCATATGTTGGGATAACAAATGGGGAATTAAATTCAATTAAAAATCTATTTACTTTTTGTGGTTCAAATGCTACGAACTCTTGTTGTTCTTTTTTCATATTATTTATTTAATACTTCTAATAACTTATGAGTCTTTTTCGTTTCATCATTCATTTTACCGATATGACAAGAACAAGCTAAAACTGAAACTTTCCCTAACTCCATACCACTTTCTCTCGCTAAGAACTTACCCATCTCAACCAATGCAGTGTAATCTGCGTAACCTGATTTGGATACTCTATTTGAACGAATGATTGATGTTAGGTAGATTTTACCACCACGAGGTTTAATATCAATCCCTAACATACAAGGTTGTGAGTATGGATTCCTAGCATCTCTGCTCGGGTCAAAGATAATCAATTCACATCTCTTAACTGCTTTACCAGTTTTAAGGATTTTAATTACATTTTCTACTTGATTAAATGTTCCTTGCCATGCAATCATTCTACCCCAATATGAATCATGCCAGTGGTCTTTAATGAATTTGTATTCCAATCCCTCTTCGGCTACAAAGAATGGGTTATCCGATACCTTTGGTTGTGGTTCTAAGAAGGTTACGGTCTTTGCGTAATCAATTCTATCATCTCCCATAATTTCTCTAAAATGTGGGTCGAACCATTCATCAGATTTAAATTCGGTGATTTCTGTCATTACGTTTAACTCTTCGGTTAAATCGCCTACCTTTACGCCATTGGCAATAAGGTGTTTAGATACCTTTACCCATGCATCTCCCGGAGATGTTGCTTCTATAACTGTCATATTATTTTATTTTATTTTTTTCCAAATCCAAATGGGTTCACCAAATGCATTATTTTTATTGAGTTCTGTTTTTTCTTTGAGTTCTTCTGCAAAATATTCAGATTTAGCATTTCCTGCACCGCCGGAATTAAACCTTTTTGTCATTTCCATTCCAATACAACCCATATATTCTAATCCCTCTGATTTAATAAAGTCATTCATAGCATTTACAATATCAACATACCCCTTATCTGGTGCTGAAAATACATCTGCAATATTAACTGCTAATAACCCACCCTTCTTTAAGGTAGGGATTATTTTTTTAATTGTTTTATGTAGGAAATTGGTATTCCAATCATCTATCTTTTTATAGCGTAAATAACTTTGAGTATCATGTGTGGAATACTTTTCAGTATTGAAGTATGGAGGTGAAGTGAAGATTGTATCAAAAAAGTTTTCATATTTGGAATAATCCACATCTTCTGCCGGTAACTTTATCAGTTCCACAGTTTTAGGATTCTCAAAAAACGTTTTGTGTTTCTGATAAAATTCTATTTGGTTTTCATAATTTGGGTGATTATCTAAATTAGGGTCTATACCAACATAATGTTTACCCGTTTCACTTGCAAAGAATCCACATAATCTATCTCCCCAACCTGCTGAAAAATCTAATATATTCTCACTTTGGAATCTATCATAAAATGCTTTAGCAATTACAGGTTTGAATTGTGATGCCACATACTTTCGTAATGTAGTTGCCATCTTTAGTGTTTCCTTATTTACATCAGTTAGGACTTGTTCTAATGTGAAGAATGCCCGAACTATGGTTTTTATACCATTAACTGTCTGCCATGTCTTCCAACCTGATGGTGTTCTTGACCAATCTACCTTCCATCGATTTTCTATATGGAATGGGTTGGATGCGTTATTACCAACATTCGTTCTTTTAAAGTAATAATTACTACTATCAAATGTAAGTGGATATGCAGATTCCCTTTCATTACGCGGAAACCATTCTCCCTCCACTAAAATATCCGGCCACCAAGTACCCTTTAACTTTTTATATGCATCAATCGTTTCTTGTTCTGTAATAATAGGAATAGGTGGTGGATAAGTATGTAATACTTCTGATAATGTTTCTACTATCTCTTCCTTTTCAAATGTATTTAGTATATGTTTCCACTCCTCCTTATCAATATTGATATAGGGGGTCATTCCATAAAACTTTTTGAAATATTCTTTTATCATTAAATTACATTTTCCTAAATACCCATACCGGTTCGCAGAAAGTTTTACCGGCATTTTCAATTGCCTTTTGCTTTTCTTCTTCGGAATATCGGTCTTCATCTCCCTCAATCATTGCACCTGCTCCAATTGAACCTGGCCTCTTAGCCATTTCCATACCTAAACATCCTTGATACTCTGCACCTTCTAATGTGGAAATAAAATCGTTCATTGGGTTAGTGATTTCCTGTTGACCTTTGCCATCACCCTTTGAGGATGCATATACATCTGCGATATTAACTGCTAGATACCCACCCTTACGGATAGTAGGCCATACTTTTTCAATCGTTGCATGTAAGAATAATTTATTCCATGCATCAATATTTTTATATCGAATCCAACTTTGAGTATCATCATATGAATATCTCTCTACGTTGAAATATGGTGGCGAACTGAATACAATATCAAAGTAATCGGTATACTCACTATAATCCATATCCTCTGCGGGAGAACAATGAAAGGTTGCCCTCTTATCAGTTTCAAAAAAACCATTATTCTTTTTATAGAATTCGGCTTGTTTTTCGTATATTGGATGATTTTCTTTACGCGGGTCAATACCTACATAATGCTCACCATATTCTGATGCGAAAAATCCACATAATCTATCACCCCATCCAGCAGAAATATCTAATACATTCTTTGCTTGAACGAAATCATAAAGTGCCTTTGCTACGTTTGGTTTGAACTGAGAACAAATATACTTTCTTAAAGATAGACAAGTTCTTAGGGTATTTTTACTAACCTCATCAAATTTTAGGGTATACATTCCACCGATTAGTGAAAACATAAAATCAGGGTTATTCCAAGTACGGAATGGGCCAGGCGATACTGTCCCATCTACGCTCCATCTATTTGCTTGTTGAAAATGATTCGATGCCCCATTACCAGTATTCAGCCTTCTTACATATTGTTGTTTACCTTGAAATCCTAATGGATAACGGGTTTCAGATGCCTTACGAGGAAACCACTCACCTTCGGTTAGAAGTTCGTGATAACGAGTTCCTTTTAATTTAAGATACTCTTTTCTTGCATCCTCTTCAGAAATATCTGCATATGGTAATTCATATGTCATACATACTTTGGCAAGAGATTCCTTAACGTCTTCTCTTTGGTATGTTTTTTTAATGTGAGACCACTCTTCCTTACCGATATAAAGATATGGTGTCATACCATAAAATTTATCAAAATACTCTATATACATAACCTTTTATTATTTTATTCAGTTTATATTTTATCAAAGATACGAAAAATATTCCGTATTTCCAAATCAAATGTGTGTCCACGTTTGACGTTTTACAATTTCTGAAATATTCCACTTACTAACTTTAAAGTTTCTTGCTATAACATTAACTGAAAACCCTTTCTTAAAAAGGTCTCTTATTGATATAACTTGCTCGTTTGTTAGTTTAGCCTTAGGATGATTTTCCCCTCGTCTATTATTGGATACATTCATTTATTGCGTTTATATATGCCATCTTCGAAGACATTCCAGTAAAGCGATTTATTTCTTTACCATCTTTTTCAATGATTACGGTCGGTACTGAACGAATTCCGTACTTTGTTGCCTCATCATATGCGATATCTACATCGTAATCTTCAAATTTAACATTTGAAAATTGATTTTTTATTTCATTAATAACCGGAGCTAATGCTCTACAAGGGCCACACCACACTGCTGAAAATTTCTTAACTGTTACCATTTTGTTTTTTCCTTTTTGTTTATCCTTCACAACTTACACATTCAGGGTCCATTGCCTTTGTAGCAATATCGCCTCTTAATACGGATTCCGTTCTCATGTAGTACAATGTCTTAACTCCTTGTTTCCAAGCCTCCATTGTTACCTGATTAATCCATTTAGGTTCTGCAATTGCAGGGAATGCTAAGTTTAGTGAAACTGATTGGTCTATATATTGTTGTCTAATACCCGCCTGTCTTACTAAATCTAATTGGTTAATTTCTTTGAATGTTTTAAATACATCCTTAACATTAAATGTTTTATGTTTGTCTTCAGGTAATACCTCTTCACAAAGAATTGCTTTACCATTTACAAAACACCAATTATCTAATTCTGCTATATCTTGAATAGAACCACCATCTTCTAAAATCTTATCCCAAATTTCTTTGGTATTGATTCCCACTTTTTTAAGTAGTTTTTCTAATTCAGAATTTCTACGAATGAATGTTCCTTTTGAAGTTTGTTCCGTAAATACATTTGCTGCCCACGGCTCAATACCAGAACTTACATCTCCACTCAATTTAGAGTTAGAAACTGTTGGTGCGATTGCACGTAAGTGAGTATTACGGAAACCACTATCTCTACACCAAAGTGGTTCACCATATTCAGATGCCATATCTCTACTTGCTCTTTCAGATTCAATTTTCATTTGAGAAAATATCTTACGAGTTTCAAATTGAGCAGGCATTCCTTCAAATGGAATTCCTCTTTGTTGTAGGTAAGTATGCCATCCTAATACACCTAACCCCAATGCTCTACCTTTTTCTGCTGAACGAACTGCATTTTCAAATCCTTTCATATTCTTAGCCTTTTGTATGAATTCTGAAAGAACTCCATCTAAGAAATAAGTTGATGTGTAAATCAAATCCGTATCCTTCCACTCATCATATTTTGCTAAGTTTAAAGAACTTAGGCAACAAACGAATGAATGTGATTCATCGGTATGTAATACAATTTCAGAACAGATATTAGTCATAAAAACTTTCAATCCATTTTGTTTGTACATAGATGGGTTTTGCTTATTAACATTACCCTTAAATAAGATATAAGGTTCACCTGTTGCTTTTCTTTTCTGAAGTAGTTTACTCCATTTTCTTCTAGCCTCAGATTCTCCATCTTGTAGTTTTCTCATAAACTTATCACCCACAACTGCACATTGATGAAGATTTAAACATTGACGATTAACATCACCCTTCGGTTCTCTAATCTCCAACCAATCTTCAAAATCTTTATGTTCGATGTTTAAGTTTACTGATGCTGCACCTCTTCTTACCGAACCTTGATTCGTTGCAAGAATAGTTGAGTCATATATTTTAGCAAATGGAACTACTCCATCAGATGTACCATTACCGGTAATCTTTGCACCTGCTGGTCTGATTTGGTTTATACCAATACCAACTCCACCACCATGCTTTGCTAATAGCATTAATTCTAAATTCTTTGAACCTATATCAAAAATGGAATCTGCTACATCTATACCAAAACAACTAATAGGTAATCCCCTATCAGTACCTGTGTTTGATAATACCGGTGTAGCTAAACATAACCATCCTCTCCATATATAATCGAAAAATTTAGATGCTAGTTGCGGTTGGCCTAATCTCTGTGCTACTTTTGTAGACACTCTCCAATACGCATCTTTCGGTGTTTCTCCCTCAATCAAGTAACCCTTTGATATGGTTTTAACATATACTTCGGTATTACCCCACTCCGGAAAATCGACACCAAGTTCCCATCCAAATTCTTCACCTTGATTTTTTGCCATAATATTGTTTTATTTAAAATAAGTCATCCCAATTCTCACCCTCACCTGCTTTTGAATAATCAGTAGGTCTCATTGCGAAGAAATCCGTATGAGTTAAACCTCCAGTTAGGTGATAGAACCAATCCAATTCAGCTGCTTTCTTTTTATTGAATTCAAAATAATCATCACCGCCAGGCATTGGATTGTATCCTAACTCTGCAAGTTTCTCATTAATTCGTTTAATAATAAAGTGTTTTAGGTCATCTTTTTTCATATTCTCTAAATCACCCTGTTCAAACATCTTATCAATAAATCTATGTTCTAATTCCATTATTAGTTTTGCTGCTTCATAAATTGATACTTTAGCATCTTCTAATAATTCTGGAAATTCATCACACATATGTCTGAATAATTGACATCCCATTCTACTATGTAGGGATTCATCTCTTACACTCCACTTCATTTGTTGTCCAATTCCTTTTAATTTATTTCTCATTTGGAATGAGTAAAGAACTGCAAATGATGAATAAAGGGATACACCCTCTGAAAATGCTGAGAATATTGCTAAACTTCTACCAACTTCTTTTCTTGCAATTGGGTTTGTTGCCAAATCCTCATGTGTCCAATCCGAAGTAGTTTTTGTTAATAATTCAAACTTTTCTGCAATTGCAGGTTCGTGTAAAAATGCTTCAAAATCATCTAATCCTAAAGTTTCATTTAGATACGAATATGCAATTGCGTGAATTGTTTCTTGAGAACCAAACATCATTGCCATCTGACGGATTTCATGTTTTGGAAACCATTGGGTAACCATATTAGTCCAATAATCAGATACGGCACACTCAGTCTGAGCAAATCCTAAAAGGATGTTACCTACTAAATTCTTTTCAGAATCAGTTAGAGTTTCATTCCAATCCTTAATATCACCTTGCATTGGGATTTCGGTATGTAACCAAAATGCCTGTGCTTGTTTTAACCATCCCTCAGTATAATATATCGGAAATTCAAAAGGTTTGAATGGAATTCTTTCAGTAAATAGTTTGCTCATTTTGTAACTTTTTTTATTTGTTCTCTTCTACTGATAATTTTCTATAATCTGTAATAAGTTTTTTTAATTCTCCAATCGCTTTTCTTGCTCTTGATTTGGATGCTTTAGTTGCTCCGTTGTGTTCTGCTTCGAATTGAGTAAATAAATCCTTCATTTGTTCGAATAATTCAGTTGATGTTGCCATAAATTGTTTGTTTGTTAAATTGTTAAAAATTACTCCAACAAAATATCTTGTTGGTGAGTATAACTATTGTATATATGAAAAAAAGAAATGATTTTTTTTAATATTTTTTTTCTTTTTTATTATCCCATACTAACAAAAAGCTAACCCCTTTATTATAATAGGGTTACCCCATATTTTCTACATACTTTTTATGCAGAAGTTGTTTTTTACTCAAAAAATTGATTTATTTTTTCTTTCACTTCCGGTTTCACTTCTACACGGTTTCCTTTTATTGGTTTGCTAACCGGTCTGTTTTTTTCATATTCAATTCTTGTTTTCGAAATTTCAAAGTATTCTTTTTCTCTTTCAATACCAATAAAATCAAAACCACCTCTAATTGCTGCTTTACCAGTACTTCCACTTCCCATAAACGGGTCTAATATCGTTCCATCGTTTTTAGTAACCAAACGAATAAGGTATAGCATCAAATCCGTTGGTTTGACAGTCGGGTGTGTGTTATTACTTCCTTCGTTTCTATCACTCTTTGATGTTTTAGGACAGTAGAAAAATCTACTAGCACCACCAACATCTCCCAATCCACCTAAATTTGCAGCTTTAACATCTAATGCATAGTTTCCATATTTACCGTTTTTGCCCAATTCTCCCATTGATTTATCCCCACTACCTCCTGGTGATTTTGATACTCCACTTTGTTCATCCAATAACCTACCTGCTTCTTCATCAAAGATTACATTTGCTGGAAATCTGCCTATTGTATCTGCTATGTTAGCGTTACTACTATCATAACCATCATCTAATCCTGTCAATGAGGGTCTACCATTTGCTTTTGATTTATAATCACCATTAAGTTCAATCCTGCAACCATCTATGTTTATCCCACCAGTTCCCCATTCTAAAACATTCTCTGCTACTGTGCTTTCACTCAAAGGTTTTCTTGCCATTACAATAGGTTCATGTGCCGGTTTAAGAGCAGTTCCCCAACCTTGCCATTCTTCTAACTTATGTCCTATGTTATGTGATTTAGGAAACCCTGAACCATATATCCACATAATCTGGTCTCTAATCTCAAACCCTGCATCTTCAATTCTTACAGCCATTCTGTGATAAGTTCTACTACCCGCGAATGAAAGGATATGACCTCCTGGTTTTAGAACACGAAGGCATTCTTCCCATATCTGCTGTGATGGAACATCATAATCCCAGTGTTTGCCCATAAATGCAAGTCCATATGGCGGGTCAGTAACAATACTATCCACCGAATTATCATCTAATTCTTTAAGTTTATCTAAACAATCTCCTAGTAATAATTTCATAACTTATCCCATATTTTCTACATACTTTTTATGCAGAAGTTGTTTTTGAACCATTTGTCCATTGTTAGATTCCTTTGAAGCAATGATTCCATCAGCGGAAGCTGCATCATATACTTCAATAAATCCTGTGTTTGTATCCATCTTACAAGGAAATGTAATTCCATCTGGTCCGAATCGGTTTTTCATAATGTGAGCCCTTGCAGTGTTATTCAATTTGTCTTTTGATTTTCTACTCCAACTCATAATGAAATCCGCATTCATAACCTTTGCATATGAATCTGCAATCTTATCTGCTTCAATTACATCTGAATCTATCGCAGAACGATTTGTTTGAGAAGCAGTCCATATTGGAATTCTCAATTCACCACCCATACCTCTAAGGTCAATGTAAACACCACCTTGTTCGGCATAAGTTGAATCCGTTTTATTTGAATGGGAAAGAAGTAAATCTGCGTAATCCACAATAATCAGGTCAGGTCGGTTTCCGGCTGCAATCATTTTTTCAATATGCATTTGCAACTTCTTAACACTTACCCCCTTCGGTGGATAATATTTAATAAGTAATTTTCCTTTTAATCCTTTGATTTTTGCTTTAACATCCTCTTTTCTATCTCTCAAATCTGCAGATGGGATATGAGTAAAGACTGTATCGTATCTTGCACCTACATAGTGTTCTGATAACTCCATTGTATAATGAACTACACTTAATCCTGCTTTAACTGCCGATGCACCTAATGCGGTTAAAATCCATGTCTTACCAACACCAGATGGTGCAACTACTACTCCTAATTCTCCTGGTCCTAATCCTCCATCCATTAAATCAGTAATGGGTTTCCAATCAGTTGGGACGGTATCTCTCTTTTCATCAGTTGAACGTGCATCAAAATCTAAAACATAATCATGTCCTAAATCGTTTTCAACTCCAACCTTCATTGCCCTATCTACGAGGTCTTTGATTTTATCGTAACTTCCTGCCTTTAATAAATCTACTGATTGTAGAATTACTTGTTTTAAGTTTTGATTTTTACAAAAGGATGTAAATTCCGTTTTAATGTAGGCTAAATCAGTTACGTTACCTACTTGTGTGTAGATATGGCGTAATTGTTCTACAATCGTTGTTTGTAATCCTTTGTTATCTAATTTCGATAAACTTACTTTGAAAGCATCCATTGTGGGTGCTTGTCTATATTCAGTATGATAGTTAACAATTTCACTAACTATCCATTTGTTCGCATCCGATTCAAAAAATTTGGGTGTAACAATTTCTGATATTTGGTCTAAGAATTTATTATCGGTTAATAATGCAGATACAACTTTAGATTGGAAAGACTGTCCGTATTTCGATAAGTTGTCTATATCTTGCATTATTTATTTTTTTCCTTCTTTGTTTTTGTTTTAATTTCTTCAACTTGAGTTTCGACTTCTTCGGTAATCACTTCGGTCTTACTCTTTCCTTTGGATGATTTCCATTCGCTCTTTGGAACAAATTTCCAATGCCCACCTTTTACTCTCTCATCTGCCTCGATATCAGTCACTCTTTTAATTTCTCCTAACGTATAGGATTTTCCTTCCTTAATTGTTTTAATACACTTCATAGTTTTCCTCCATGTTTAATTGTTATTTTGTAATAATATTTCCAAATGTTGTTTTTAACCAATCATTGATATCACCAAAGTTGTTTACCGCTTTATACTTTAAACATACCTTCATAAAATCTAATTTATTTAATTGGTCGTTTGGTTCGTTAAATTTACTCAATATATTCATTTTTATAATACCTGATATATCGGGGTCATCTAATTGCATCAATTCTCTATTCATAAGAATCTGCTCTCTTGCAGAAAGGATATCATCGTATATCTTAATCTTACCTCTCTTTTCTTCACATAGGCGGAATAAGTCATCAACAGATAATTTAACATCCTCAGTCAGTTCTGGAAACCTCTTTACGAGGGTTTTTACACCACATCCATTAACTCCTGGTATGTTATCCGATTTATCACCATCCAATACCCTATATAAAAGTAGATTCTTTGATTCGATACCGAATTCTTCCTTAACAACGTTCCTATTATAGATTTTCTTTTTGGTGGGTGACCAAACGATGGTTTTTTCGTTAACCAATTGAAGGAAATCCTTATCAGTTGACATAACCACCGCTTGTTCATCCTCTTTAAGTAGTTGTGTAGTGATATAGGCCATAACATCATCTGCCTCTACACCATCATATATCATGTTGGTTACAGGTAGATAATTTAGCATTTCGTTCAACCAAACAAATTGTCTTTTCATTGATTCGCGTTCATCCTCGATATTCATCATACCGGCATATTGACGATTCACTCTAAGTTTGTTTGGGTCTCTATCTGCCTTATAACCCGAAAATCTCTTTTTTCTACTTTGGGAGCCACCTTTACCATCGAAAACTACAATAACACGAGTCGGTTGAACCTGACGGATTGCGTAACCTATTGATTTTAAGACACCCGTTACACCACCTAAATGGTCGCCATCATCATTCATTGTGGGAATGGATGACCAGCAACGGATGAATGTATTTAATCCATCAATTATCAGAACTCTAGAATTTCTAGTTTTAATAGAATTGCTAGTGTGTTCTTTTTCTACCGATTCTAAAATGTTTTTGTATATTGCTTTCAATGTGTTGTTTTTAAATTAATCATCCATTCCTGCACCTGATTCATCGATTTCCATATTTTCGATATCTAATGTATCTGATTTGTATTGTAATATCGTAGATTCACAAATCTTTTTATATATTTGTTCTCTAACGTCAACCCTACTTTCCATCAAAGTAATGAAATCTTTAGATTGGAATTTAATAACTTCGCCACTTTCAGTATCAGTATATTCATACCAAGCACCTGCTTGTTTAACGATTTTATTATCTTTCATTACAACTAACCACGAACCATAGTTATCGATTCCTCTATCAAAGAAGATATCAAAATCGGCACATCTTAATGGTGGGCCCATTCTATTCTTAACGACTTGAGCTCTTACTTTCATACCAACGATTTTATCGTTACCATTTACCTTCATCTTAATCTGTCCCATTCCTTTCAAACGTAATCTAACCGAAGCATGGAATGCTAAGGCTTTACCACCGGATGTAGTCCACGGGTCACCGAACGGCATTGCGTTCATTTTCTGACGAAGTTGGTTTGTATATACTAATAAGATTTTTTGTCTACCAATCATATTGGTAATCTTTCTCATCGCCTTTGAGATGATGATTGCTTTGTCAGTTGCATAGCCATCTTTACCATAATCAGAAGCCAACTCCGTTTTAGTGGATGCTGCTGCTACTGAATCGGTTACAATTACTACTAACCTGTCTTTGTCTGTCTGTCTAACTTTCTCAATAATAGTTTCAGTAAAATCAAAAATTTGTTCAACTGAGTCTGCTGATACATAAAGTAATTTCTTTACATCCACACCGATTGCTTCAAGAAATTCTCTACTCACTGCAGTTTCAGTATCTATTAACACTGCAACACCACCTTGCTTTTGTGTTTCAGCAAGGATGTGTGCAGATACTAATGATTTTCCACTTTGTTCTAATCCTGTTATCTCAACAATTCTACCAACAGGCAATCCACCATAAGGACGATTTGAAATCGCAACATCTAATGTAGCACATCCGGTTGATACCCAACCCTCTACGTTTGTAGGAGTCGCATCATCATCTAAGAAGAATGCTACTTTTTGGTCTTTAGATTGTTTATTTAGCTCACTCGCTAGAATATCGGCTAAATCCAATTCCTGTTTTGCCATAAAATTTGGTTATTAATTGTTAAATAAATCATCGAATGCTGCAGCTACATCATCAGTCTTTTTAGAAACTGGTGGTTGTGATGGAGTTTCGATTGAACCGCCTAAATCATGTGATACACTTGGTGTAGCCTTAGATGTAGTGTTGGTTGAAAGGGTTTCCTCTACTACTGAAGTTGTATCATCATCTTCCGATGTTGCAGATGGATTTAACCATCCTTCTAATACATTCTTTAATTCAGCGTAAGAAAGTTCGGAATACAATTCAGTAATCTCAGTTTGATTATCTAAGAATTTCTGAAGGTCTCCACCTTCTGCCAATGGTGTTTGATTTGGTTTAACACGCAGTGTAGTCGTAGGATACGATGTACCTGCATCTTCCGCAGAAATGTAATCAACTGTTAAATCTCTACCGGCATTTGGGTCAGTAATATCTCCGTAATCGGGGTCAGCAATGTAACCCAAAATTTCTTGATAAACTGTCTTGCCAAATCCCCAAAATTTAACTCCTTCACTTTCTTGACCGCGAACAATAACAGGAACGAAGGTTCTCAACTTAGGCTCCATTGCCTTTGCTGCTTTCCAATCTTCCTTATCACCCATTCTTTTAAGTTTGTCTGCAAACTCAACAATAGGGTCAGGTCTACCAAATGAAATTGGAGATAGATAAGTTTTGTTATTTACGTTGTAGTGAAAATAAAGTTCGATAAAAGGATTATCTTTGTTGAACTTGTAAGGGACGATACGGACTTGGGATTTGCCAGGTGTTGGTTTCCACAATGCATCCGTTTTCTTTTGTGTGTTTTGTAGTTTGTTTAGTCTACCTCTAATTGCGTTAATGTCTAATGCCATTTTTTCTCCGTTTAAGTGTTTAAAATTAAGTTGTTTTATGGTTTTATTTACGAGTCTTTCCTACTCGCGGTGTGTGTATATAAATATACGAATTTCCGATTTTCGTATATAATTAATCAAAGAATTTTTATAATTTATTCAACGATTCAATTGCAAATTCAACGTTATTAACATATGTTTGTCTGAATTCTTGTATAGCTAATTCCCACATTTCATTATTAGCCGGAATATCTACAAAGAATGAATTAGCTTCAATTGCATTTATCTTTTCTTCATCCGATAATGTTTGATAGTATTCAGAAAAATCATAATTATATTGCTCTTTCAACGATTTCTGATTAAGTACATTTATTCGAACCAACCGACCTATTAATTGTCTTGCGAATTCAGTAAGTGATAGCCCGTCACCATCATCTTTATCAGTTCTCTTTAAAACCATTACTCCACTCATAGTAGGAATATTCATTCCCATAGTTCCTTTATGAACGACAAGAATTACGGATAAAGGGTCTTCGTTATTATTTAATTTTCGTTTTAATGAAGTTTCATTTTCTTGTTCAATACTTCCATCGGGAGAGTAAGATTCATTTCTACCACTTGTCATAACACATGTTTTAAAATCACCTTCCATTCCCAAATCTAAATAAATTTGATTTACCCTTTCCAATACGGAATCTACTTCATATGGATTATCATATCCACTAATAGCACATGATAACAAAAGTGTTTTCTTAACTCCTGTAATTAATTTTGAGTTTTCAATTTCAATAATTCTTTCTTTTACTTTATCAAATGTTTCTTCTACCTTTTCTAAATTCAAATATCCATGTTCTTTAATCCATGCCTGTTTTGGTAGTAAAAGTTGCACAGGACAACTTTTATTTATAATTTGAAAAGTAGTTTTTGAATTATTGATTGCTACTTTTCCAGTTTGTTCACCATTTGGTGTTGCGGTTAAACCAAATACATATGGATTGTAACGTGTAATTTCAGATAATAAATTATAGAGGCATGCAGAATAACCATCGGTATTCCAACCTACTACCTTTTTATAAACTTCTGGATTAGTACATAACCACGTGTGGGCCTCATCGATAATTATCGCATGTTTTACGTTACTTTTCTTACAATATTTTATAAGATTCTTTCCATTCTTACTTACCAATCCTTTGTGAGTTGAAATATGGATTACACGATGACCATCTTCTAAAAGTTCAAGTGTACGTTGAGGGTTATCTGAAAAAAACCATTTATTTGTTTGTGCACATAATAAAAAATCAATTTCATCTAAAATACCACATTGTGGTGCCGATACTATCACTAATTGAAGATTATGTTTTGGTTTTGACCATTCTGGTATCATATATTTAGTAATCGTAAATGTTTTACCTTGACCAGTTTTACCAACAATAATACCAATATTATTTGTTATTTTTGGAAATAGAGGTGAATTACAATATGCAATCCAATCTTTCCATATAAAATCGATAGGGTCTATCCAACTACTACCTTCTACTTTTTTTAAGTTTCTACCCGGTGTCTGCCAATCTTGATATAAATTTGTCTTGTATTGTGCACAATTACCACATAATGTTAAAAGATTATCTGATAAATTATTATTAGGATTACCATCCCAGTGTTCAATTGTTAAAATACCTTTTGAATTGTTATCAATTGGTAAGGTATAGGTACATTCATAACCTAATATAGCGTTACAATTTTCACAATATTCTTTTTTACTATACTTCATATTTTAAGTTTTATGTTTTATTATTAAGCTAAGATACGATTATTATCTGATATATCCAAATATTCTATCGTTTATTTTGCCCATTTACCATTAGAAACTATTTGTGCAATAATTCCATATACTGATAGGTCTTGAAAGGTATCTTCTATTGATTCCCCAACTGAATCCTCTTTACTTAGGACTACCAATTGTTTTAATCTTTGGATTTTATCGTTCATTCTAAACCATAATCCCGTTAGTGATAATTTCTTATCCTCAGCAGTTTCTAATTTAGTACCAACCGAAATATTGTTTGGGCCGTAGTTTGATTGTTTTAGACAAAACAATTCGTATTGAGTAAACATAAGTCGTTTAAACTCATCCGTCATTTCTGGATATTCTTTTTCGACCTGTTCTATGATTTTGGGATTATCATATTTGATAAATGCAACCTCATCATCTTTAGTCTCCAATTTAGGAGCGATGTTCATTTGAAGTTGATTCTTCACCTGTTGGCCTATAATCTTAGGGCCACTTGATTGTGGGGGTGTGTTTTTTGCCATTATAACCTTTATTTATTTTTATTAATTCAAAGATACGAATAATATTTCGTATTACCAAATTTATTGAGGAGTATTTTCAGAAGTTTCTATCACTTCAAAAATTCTTGTACTAAGTTTCTTAGTTCCTTCGGTATTTGTCACTATAATAGTGTTTCTAAATTTTTCCCAATCTATCTCAAAACTCTTATCTAATTTACCACCATTTTCCTCTTTAACTAATTCATTTAGGGCGTTGATTGTATATAAGGTATTAGATTGTTTTTTTCTATGTACTAAAATAGTATCTTTTAGTGGAGTAGATGGTTTATATTGAGTATCTATATTGTATGTAATATATAATTCATCTAAGTTAGATTTATTCTGAAGCACGTATATGTAATTATAAACAATTGTATATGTTTGTCTAATTTTTTCTAGTATGGTTTGTAACTCATCTCTTTTTGTAAAGGTACACAATAATTGTGTTTGCATCGATTCTCTCCTATTTTTTTATACTCTCTACAATAAGTATAAAAAACGAAATCGAAAGACTTATTTACTGATACTAGTCATCTAAATCATCACCACTTTCGGTATCGTATGCAGTATTTTCATTATCTACCATTGTATCTGGAACTTTCCCATCACCTGTGAATGAATATTGTGGCCCACCTCCTGCTCTACCTGCAGTTCTTCTAGTTCTATATGTAATCGAATAATCATTAGGTTCATTTGTACCTTTATCAGTTACAAAATGTGGTTCACCATTATCATCATAATATTGTTTATTATGTTCTAATCCGTATCCATCTGAAGTTCTAATACTATTCGCATCGTTAATCATACAAAGTGCAACTTCAACAGGTACTTCTCCTTTTTTATTACGAGCATTACCTACATTATTTTTACCTATTAATTTTTCAATTTTTTCTTCGGTCATTATTTTACCCATCCTAGTCGCATATTCCTTATCGATTCCAGCCAACCTTTTACCAAACTCTTCCCAATATTTATCTTTACTAGGAAATGAAGTTGATGCCATTTCCTGTTTTATTTTTTCAATTTCAGATGTGTATTCTGCTATAATAGTAGCATATTCATTTAATTCTTTTTCATCGAATACCCCTGTTAATCCAATTTCACCTAATGAATTTATTACGAATTTTTTAGTTTTATCGATAGTTTCCTCTTTAGTATCTCCTCTATATAGTTCATCATTTAATACTAATAAATGACCACCTTCTCCTAAATACTGACCAGTCATTTCTCTTTTGTTTGGGTCTGGATGTACCGATTGAATAGCTTTTGCATTTGCAGGGCAACCATACGTTCTACCTGATTTACCAAACTTACAACTAATCAATGAAACCATACCACTACCATCTTTCATAATAACATCTCCTGCTGGGAAATTACCCTTAGATGGTAAGTACACTTCTTCTCCTCTTGCCAATAGGGTTTCATATAAACGATTTTCAGCTAATTGTTTCATTACCGCAGAAGCAGCATCTGCATCTGCCTCGTGTAAATCAACCATCATTTGATTATAAGACTCATCAATTGCTGTAGCTAATTCTTCAGATGGTGATTCGTATTTATCTAATAGACTTTGTAATCTATTTTTATGATTTTGTAACGCAGAAACAAATTTTTCATCAATTTCACCATTCTTAGACATGTCAGTTGCGACTTGAATTGTTCTATCTAATGCCGGATTTTTAAAACTTTGTTCCAAATATTCTTTTGAGTATTTATTACTCGGCATTTTAGGATTTCCACTCTCATCCATAACTGAAAAGAATCCCCATAATGATTCATTTACTCTACTTAAAATTGGATTACTTTGGAAAAATTCCTTTACTTGTTTATATTTTTTTGGATTTGCTTCGTTTTCTTTACCTAAATCCGGTTTAGCTGCGGATGATAATTTATCCTTAATACCCTTTTGATTATGTTCTCTTACTTCCGCGTGTTGTTTTACTCTATTAACTAATTCTGCTGCTGATGCAGTTCCTGCTTTTCCTGAAATGATTTTTCGATTTCCACCCAATGCATTAAAATATGCTTTAGTTCCGTTATCATTGGTAGAGAATTTCATATTATCCACTAACCATTGTGCACTCTCTTTTTTTAATTCATCTGATGAATTCTCATCATAAAGATTTTCAATTCTACTTAATGCTTCATTTACTAATTCCTGTTGTTGTGCATTTAGAAATTGGGTATTTTCACCAATTCTTCTTTGAAAATCATTTATAGCAGATTGGTCTTTTTTAGAATATTTTCGATTGGATTCTCTAGCTGCTTTCTCCGATGCTTCTTTCTCTTTCTTAAATCGTTCTTGAGATTGAGGGTCTTGTAATGAAGTTCCCTTTTCCGGTTCTGCAGGTGGTTGTTCACCCCCTACCGCTTGACCTTCTTCCCCGTTACCTTTTTCCTGTGGTTTAGCGTTTGGATTGTTAGTTGGTCCGCCCTCTTCACCAGCTTTATTTTTTTGTTTTTCATATTCATCATCACTTACCGGTGAATATTTTCCATTATCATCTTTTTTAAATTTCTGTGCACCTTCTTTACCTTCATCACTTACTTTTACATAGAATCCCTGTCCAACGTGTTTGTATTGAGCATCTTCTTCTCCACCTTCGGTTAAATTTTGGATTAGTTCCGATTCCATTGAACTCAAACCCCATTCTGATAGAATATCTGATATTAGGTCTTGATGTTCTTTTTTAGCGAGTATAGGATACCCTTCGGTACTCCTATAAGAAAGTTCACGTAATAATTTATTGAAAAATTGATTTGAAGTCATTTTTATTTTTTTTACCCATTACAAATATACAAAAAATATTTCGGTTTTCCTAATTTATCTTTGCTTATTTATATAAATATCCATATTCCGAATTATATCCCGTAAGTTGTTTTTATGTTAAGATACATTTAGTTGTACATAATCAACCCATGGGCCGTGATTACCATTCCAGTTTCCTACATCTTGTCCGGTTATTCGAACTTCTACGGATGCTATTGTATCAAATGTTGCCGGAATTTCACTTCTATCTAAAGTCAATGTTACATCGGTATAGTTCAAAGGAGCGATACTTTGATTTGTTGTTTTTGTTACAAGGGTTGTTCCACCGGAGTTTTTAAATAATAATGTAAAATTATAAGTATCATTATTATTTGGGCCGTTGTTCTCACGTTTAATATTAACAATTCCAGTAAAAGAATTTGCAGTAGAAACATAACTACTAACATTTACAGATTGACTAACTGTTCTACTTACATATGTGAAGTACAATACTCCATTTAAAACTGCAGCTTGATTTGATGAATAAAAATCCCATGTTCCAAATCCACCACTTGCTGTCCATCCCGTTGTTCCGGAACTAAAGTCAGAATTGGTTAATAATTGTGTTGTAGTTGGTGATGATACTACCGAACCTGATATAATTGCTTTACCAACAAAATCACCAAATGCTAAATTCTTACCACTTGTAGATGTTTTTAATTCAGTTATTATTCCGTTTGTTAATACTATTGCCATTTTGTTTTTCCTTATTTTTGTTTGAATTTAAACCCTGTTAGTTTTTCAATATCCGAAACCTCTACTTTATTATTATTTATACCATCTGGTTTAGATAAGTCGTTCTCAAATAAAAACGCAAACCATTCTTTATTTCTAACTACATAAAAAACTTTCCAACATTGTGTCGGTACGGAAATCTTTCCTATCTTTTTTAACTCACCCACATTTCCTGCCCACACATGAACGGAATCTGATATTAGAGCAACATCTCTTGTTAGGGTTTCTAAGGATTTCCAATCTCCCGCATTTAATCTATGGTATTGTGCTACCATATTTGAATAATAGAAACTTTCATCTTGTATCGCCGGAGTTTGACATTGATTTGATTTTGCCGGCATTAGATGACCTCTATCAAATCCACTTCCTACATAATCGTTTCCAATATTGGTTTCGTTTGGTAAAAGGGGGTCGGGTTTAAAATTATCTTTACGTGGAATTGGATTTGGACAACCAATTTTTGCTTTGGTTTCCCACCATTCTACTAAGACAGGATATCTTTTTGATTTACTAAAGTGTGAGGTGTAATTTGTGTGTTTTAAAACCACTACATCTTGTGCGAATGTTACAATTGTAACGAATGATAGCATCAACGTCATTAACGTAATCCCCACTATTGTTCCTAAATTTTTTCTCATATACTAACTTTTCTCGTTTAGTATATAAATATTAAATTTTAGAGTAATCCATGCCCCAACTCGCCTTAATTGGGAAGCCAAAACTTTCGAGCACGATTTTAATCCCCTTTGCAGACTCCATCCCCCAATTCAGAGGATACTCAAAGAGGAATGAATCATAGAGATATAGAACCGGTAGTGGAAGGTCGGATGCTTTTAATTTGTGGATGACTTCCATATTAAATTCCGTTTCGGTTGCTTGAAGGAGATAATTGAATGCCTTTTGTGGGGTTAGCCCTTCAATCCATTCGATAGGGATTTTACGCCCCTTTCCGGTTTGTATCCATCCTCTCTCCAATGAACCGATATGGAGTTTTTGAATGAACTCATCAACCTTTTGGAAAAATGGGATACTCCTATCCTCCTCACTCACTCCACCATAAAGAATCCTAAAGGTTCGAGCCTTTGAGTCCTCATAGGAACAACCATATTGGTCTGCCAACCATTGGTGGACGGAAGTGGTTGGAAGGTCATACCCAATCAACTTGCCAATAATTCGAACGTGATACGCATCGTAATCCATCCCTAAAAACATCGTTCCATCACGGGGAATAAAAACTTCTCTCGAACCATCCTTCTTATTCAATGCACCGAAATTGATGCCACCATGTCGATTGGAGGGACGGGAGGTTAGGGTATAGGGATTGTATTCTGTCCAAATGATTTCATTATGGAGGTGTTTAGTATTGGAAGGCCATCTATCAATAAATTTTTTGTAGTCGACGTGGAGTCCCATTCGTTCAATATCTGAAAGGATAGGAATCATCGTATCATCAATCCACAAATCGTTTGTTGTATAAGGGATATCTTTACTAATAAGGTTTAATACCTCTACCCACTTCATTATAGGGAAACTTTTACCCAAATCATCTCTTATACCCAAACGAGTATAAAAGTTCAGGGCAGGTTCTAAAAGGGTGTTATATGGGATTGTTTTATTATGGAGGAAAAAGGATTCAGTTTCCAAATCATATAGGGATTGAATACCCAAATTCGTTTGTAGCAATCCCTTCTTATTCCACACTTTTTTAGGTTGTGTAGATTCACTAAGGTCAATTGTAATCGGTTCACAATCGGTATGGTCAAATGGAATTACCCATTCTCCCTTTGTTTCGAATCGGACATAGAGAAACGATATATAGGTATTCATTGGATGCTTTTCCAAATCAGCCCATATAGGAAAAACTATTGAGGTATGATTACCCCAATAGTTTAAAAACTCTTGAACTTCTTGTTCGGTTTCTACTATAATCATTTTACAAAGATACGAAAAATTAGTTAGATTTCCAAAATTGATACCATTTTTTATTTTTTACATCCGGTTTTGCAAATGGTTGGGTGTTATCCCAAACATTTACTATACCCCCATACCTTACACTCATCATTTGACAAAAGATTTGATGATATTCAGGTGGTATTCCTTCAAAATCTGCTTTGATTGATACATCTAATGATATACGGTCATCATCACCAACTATTAACCTCAAATGGTCTCTCATTTCAATAATGGTGCTCGTTTTCATTGTCAGATAACTCGCATCTCCAATATAAAATTCACTTTTCTTTTCGTTACTACTCACTTGTTTCTGTTTTTTCTTCAATGACCAAATATTTCTTATCCTTATGTTCTTTGATTATACCTGTTTGGATTAATTTATCTACCATTTTTGGATTTTGTTGTACCAATAACATAATGGTTTGTTCCATATAGATTATTTTCATATCTAATTTTATTGGATATTTTTAAACATTTGTGGAACTTGCCCATAGACCGGTAATTTACCATCCCATTTGTTAATATATTCCAATTGTAACAACAATGGTGTTAGAGTTACTTGCTTCATTCGATTTGATTCCGCTTCTGCCTTTGCAGAGGTTAACATTGCCTGTGCATTACCTTCCGCAGTTGCTACTTTAATCTTCGCTTGTGCTTCAGCAGTTTTCACTTCGTTCTCTGCTCTTAATGCTGCTTGAACTGCGTTGTTCTTAGCTTCGATTGAACGTTTGAATGTTTCTGGATAAATCAAATTCGATGTGAACTGATTAATTGTAAATCCCTCTTTTAATAATTGTCCATCTAATAACCTACGAACTTCAATTTCAAATATTGCTCTATTTGAGATTAACTCATCTGCGGTATATTTGTTAGTTGCTAATCTGAATGCATCATACACTGCTGTTTTTAAAAAGCCTTCCTCAATATCTTCCAAAGGTCTACGATACTTAGAAAATATTGCCGGAACTTTATCCCTCTGAACTGAATAGTTCATAATCGGAGATACGTTAAATTCAGAACCATCCTTACTATTTACAATGAATGAATTTTCACCTTTGTATTCCTTATGTTGAATGAATGTAGGGAACTCATAAATCTTAGTTGTAATTGGATTATAGAATACCATACCGGTAACTGCTACTACATCATCCACCCCTTTGTTATCACCATATTGGTTTACTTTAACACCAACATATCCTGCATCAATTCTTTCACATGAATTGAATAATACTACTAATAGGATAAATCCTAATACACCTGCACTAATTGCTTTAATCATTTTTTTGATTTTTAATTGTTTGTTTAATTTATATTCTTCAATCTCTTTTTGTCTTAGAGCTTGATAATCCGTATCATATACTGCCATATTATTTTGTTTTAGGTTTACGTTTTGGTTTTACATTTGTAGGTTCAATTGGTTTAACTTCGTCTACTGATTCATCAGGACTCCAAACCCAATCATATAATGCTAAACCACCCCAAATAAGTAATAGTAAAAGGGCAATACCACCTACTATATTAGCGAAAGTATCTGCCATTGTTAGACTAGGATACACTCCAAATTGTAATAACAACCATATTGTTATGAAAGTGAAGATTTGTTTTTTGTACTTTTTAATTTTATCCATTTATTTTATTTATTTACCATATTTGAAATCCTCCACAATTGCGAAGAAAGTTAATCCATTCTTTTAATCTACCTAACGATACACTATGTGATGGTTCAACTAATGACCCATCTAATGCTACAACTGAGGTAAATAGAATATCACCATATTCGTATTGGTCATCCAATCCTTCGGTAACTTCGTTTGGTATAAATTTACCCGTACCTGCTTCACACCACATACCCATACAAACATATAATCGGTCTTCATCTTCCGTAAGATGTTCACCATATTTTTCAGATATCAATAATTCTATTGCATCTGCTAACTTATTACACTCACGTTGATTCTTTAAACCTTTACCATCATTTGAACCCCAATTTGTGGTATCAAACCCCAATCCCTTTAATTCGATTGCAGTTTCAGAAAGTGCTTGGATTGGTCTCCATCCCCACCAATTAGCACCGAAATAATCACCTGTTTCTATTTTGGGCTTTCTGCCCGATACATCTACTCCCATAATTTTATATTTTAAATTTTATCTATATAATGTTACAAACGAACCGAAGTTTTTATCAAACACATTTACTGCGTTTTCATAATCACTACTCATCATTTCTTTTTTGATTGCTGCAGCATCTAATCCCAATTGTTTGGCTAGATTACCGGCAGTTCCGATTAAGAAAAATACATTACCTTGTGGACCTGTAAGGTCAATCTCAATACCTTTGTTTTCTTTTTTACTTTTTATCATTGTTTTAATTTTTAAGTTTTAAATTTATTATATGTTTACAATCCTTACCTCTACCAAATCCATGTGCCGGACAACTACATGTCCATCTACCATTCTCACTTACCACCTCATAAATCTTACCTTTACTACCTTCAACTGAGAAAGTTTGTTTTTTTACTATTTTTGGTAGTATTACTACTGATTTTATATCATTTGTAAACTGTCGTTTAGTCCACATCTTTTCTAACTCACTCCATTCATATTTTCTATCTACCTCCACCCAACCCAATTTCGGGTCAGTCGTTACAATATACCATTGACCTGATATAATAGATTGAAACGATACTGGTGGTAAAAGTGATTCTATTTTCATAATTATACCATTGAAAATCCAGCTACGGAATTTGTTGTTGAACGAAAGGGTTTTGATGCTTGAGCAAATCTACCCAAACTTTGAACTGAATTAGATGGTTGACCGATAGTATCCCACGGCGATTCCCATTTATCAGGTAATGTACCATCCTTCATTCGAAGTAAATGAACTGCCGGTAAAAAATCCTTTATATCACCATATTTTACCTTAAAGAAGGTATTTACCCTATTTTCTTTATCAACTAAAATAAAGAGAACTGAGCGGGATTTAACCTTACATAATTTAAGATTTCGGGTCTTAACCTTACCATTAAGGGAAACGGTCACATCAATAAATTGACCAGCGGGGGTGTTGTCAAAAATAGAAGAGTTCATATTGTTTATAGTTTAATCATTTATTACAAAGCTAATATACGAAGAATAGCTGAGATTTCCAAATTTATTTTAATGAATAACAAAATTGATATCCACAATCCTCATCATAATCATCCTTTTCTTCAACCGATTGACCTACTATTTCCTGTAACTTTTTCACATCAACTCTATTCCAATATCCAAATCGAAGATACACCTCATTTGAACCAAAAGCCTGGTCAATATCAAAATAACCAAACACCTCTTCAATTTTCTTTAATACATTAATATCAATTCTATTCATCATAACGTTTATATTTTAAATTTTAATAATATTACAATCCTTGTTCTCTACGCAAATCGTACTCTTCCTTTTCAATCTCTGAATACTCTGCCACTTTAAGGTAGGGTTGAAACTTTGTTTCGTAATAACCTCTAAGGTTAGCCATATCAATCATTGAATCAACGAATGATTTACGAACATAAGTCATATCAGATGAACCAAACCCCTGGTCTTCCGGCCAATCTTGATAATCTTCAGCCACATCATTTAGGGCTTCATACACTGCATCGGAGTAAGTAATTACTCTTTTAGTAAAACGACCCTCAACAGGGAAAGCGTTTCTAACTACATCGAACCCTTCGATTAAGGAGGCGGTAGCGAGAACGGAATTAAGGTTAAATGGTAGGCTCATAATTTTATATTTTAAAGGTTTATTATCTCTCAATCTTATACAGCTAAACTACACATTATTTTCCACATTTCCAAATATTTTACCGCTTATTTTTCATTTATTTTTAGACAAAAAATAACTCATTGATTTTCAATGAGTTATAATATGTTGGTAATCAATTGGTTATATTTGTAGGTATATATACTCTGAAAACTCCTTATTTCCATTGGGTGAAAGATGCCAATCTCCATTATTTAATTCAGAATCACAAGTCCACCCTTTATTTATGGTTAATTCTCGTAAATTTGTTAAAGCCGGTTCAATATATTTCCTAATATTATCACCCATTAATTTATCCCATGATAATAATAATGTTGATATATTATTTTTTTTATCATCAATACCTTTTAAAGTATAGTATGTTGATAAAATAGAATTTCGTTGTAAAAATATTTCATTTGATAATTTTTTATTGAATATATTACAAAAGGTAGTTAACTCCGCATCGTAATATGGATATTCTTCATTAAAGTTTCTATGAGGTGAAAACGGAACAATTGAATTCAGGTCATTTTTTTTTAAAATTGAATGCTGAAATGCTATTCTATTCCAATAGGTTAATTGAAAAATTATTAGTGAATCATCATATATTTCACGAGGTAATCTATCTCCATATAGTTCTATTTGCTTATCATTATTAGGATGCGGAAATTCTAATTTAGAATTTATACAATTTAAATAATATAAATTTTCAATGTTTGAACTACCATTTATTGAATAGTTGTATACATTTTTAGCTGATATATTTAACTTATCCGCTAACAAATCTACATATGATTTGCAATTAGGGTCAATAGAATTGGTATTTAACGAATGAGAACACCCAAAAATATATAAATGTTTGTATTTATTCACCCCAATACTTTTGTCTTAATTCGTACATATCAATTGCCTCTCTTTTCATTTGATTTCCAGCATGAAAATATGCACCTTCTTTAAGATAACCACCTAAGAAATTTCTTCTCATTCTATTAGGGTCTTTATTTGGTTCTGACCCATGTACTACATGTGAGTGTAAAAGTGCAACTTGTCCTTTTTTCAAATACCCTTCTATCTTACGGAAATCATGCCCTTCTGGCATTACACAACTTTTACCTCTCTCACTTCTCCAGTTATCGGTATTTGTTGCTTTTCTTTCTTCGTTATCTTCGATTGGTAAAACCGGTAATCTATGTGAACCTTCATAGTTCCATACTGCACCATTTTCAGGGTCGTGATTATCTAATGCCAATGCAGTGTTGATAATTTCATTGTGTCCACAACCAGTATAGAATGCATTTTGATGTTGGTCTCTACCCAATTCGCCCTTTGGTTTGTAATAACCCCAAGTTTGTAATCCAACAACTCCACCTTCCATTAGGAATTCTGCTGCTTCTAAAATTTTTGGATGTGAAAATAATTTAGCTATTTTTTCTGATTCTCTATGTGGATACATAATGGGTTCGAACTCTTGCCATTTTCCTGGTTCTTTTTCATTACGTTCTACACGTAAACGGTCTAATTCTTCGTTGATTTCATCTACTTCTGCTTCGGTTAATAATTCCAAAACTGTGAAGCCTCGGTATCTCCAATCAAATGACATTTGTTGAAGTTCTTCCGTTGTAAGGTGTTTGTATTTTTGCATAACTTTTGTGTTTTATATAAATATATATAATTTGTAAAAACGATAATTATTTTTTTATGATTGTTATCACTTATAAAATTGTAATAAATTTGGTAGGTATAATTTTAAGGTAGGTATTTTTTCATATACCAATTTTATTGCCCTTCTATTTGATTCACTTACACTTACATCAAATACATCACCATTTTCTCTATATTGAGTTTCCTTTGGGCCAGATATTCTCCATTTCAAAGAACAACGACTGAATAAGGGGTTTGTTTGAAATCTTAAATATGTTTTTCCATTGATTTCAAATATAGGTGAATTCACATCATTTACTTTTTTTATAAAATATCTACTGATATATCCACGAGTATAATCTAATTTAGATGGCGTAGGAATATAGGTATCAAATGAATCATTTGGTAATGATGTTGTTGGGTTTATCAACTTATTATATGAATCTAATATACTCATTGTTATTTAGGTTTACTTTCTTTACCTACTATTCTTAATTTAGATTTAACATCCGTTGTCCATGTCATACCATCTAATGTGTGGTCTACTTTCACTACTTGAAATACATTTGGTTGACCGAATTTATCAGGTAATCCATCTACTTGAAATTGGTCGCCCACTTTAAATCCACTTACACCATGTACTTTGAAATCAAAATCAGCAACACCAAATGGTGGATTTTGTGTATTATTAGCAGCTTTCGTTTGTAAAGTTTGACTAACGGCTAAACCCTTATCAACTAAAAAACATTGTCTTAGGGCTGATGTGTCATTCCATGAACCTACCATTAATACATTTTCAATTGTGTTATCGTTAGCTGCACTATCAAAAAAGGTTTTAGTTATATCTAGTTTTGCCTCTCTATCTTGAATTTTAGGATATACTGCACCTGTTTTTACAAAAAATTCAAAATTTGCTACCTTAGCCTCTAATTCTAATTCATCTGCACTTTTTCGTTTTGGTGGGTTATTTGATGTATCAGGTGGTCCTTCTTCTTCTTCCTTTTCTGCTTGTTGTATTCCTGCTAGGATAGTACCAACAAAATCTTGTCTTCTAGAAAATACAGTTCCTAAAGCCGGACGGGGATTTAATTCAGGACTATGGTCATATGTATGACCCTTATCATCTTTTAATTTATTATTCACAACCGATGACATCATTGCGGCAGGAACTTCTACTGAAAAATCACAACTAATAAATGGCGATTTAACTCCTCTAGATTGAAATGTTACAATACCACTATTATTTGAGATATCACCTAAAAAATTTAAATCAACTACTGCTAATTCATATTTACCATCTGGAGTTGGTTCAGGTACTTCTTGTATTTGAAATTTCCAAATTGAATTACATGCAGATGACATACCATTTAACATTTCATAAAAAACATCTCTAACTACAAAATTTGGTTTACTTATACATTCTACGAAAAAATTAAAATTTATATATAAATCTTTTAAGTATCCCCAAAATCTAGCTTTTTCTTGTACTGCTATAAATGTAGAATCTGCTTGAGATTTTGCACTTATTCCCCTTGTATTTGGAAATGCATATGGAACTAACCTACTCTTACCATCTGATGGGTCTATTCTTGAATCTACGTGTTGTAGCCAGGGGTATGATGTTAGTTCTGCTAAAGGGTGTATATTTGAAAAATTTTTGGAATCATCTAACGCATCAAACTCAAAATAAGTTTTTATTTCTTTATCCGCGGATAGTGCATCTAAAAATTTAAAATTTGGAGTAGTTGGATTTGGTATAAATAATTTTGTAGGGTCAGTCGAAAACATATGTGGAAATCCACTAATATAAGTATTTTTAATATTAATTAGTTTACTACGAGTTTTATAACTACCACATGAACTTGGTTTACTTTTTAAATCATATACATAACTATTCATTATTTCACATGCCAATTCAAATCTAATAAATTTTTCTTCTGATAATAGCGGTAAATCTTTGGGTATAGCCACTTCTGCGCCAGAAGATGATTTTAATTCACCTGCCTCTGATAATGCATCTTTTAAAGTTTCCCCAACTACTTTATCTATGTTTACAAAATTAGCAGTATCTGACCATTGTGGATTGTTCCATAAATTATAAACTTTAGGTGTCCTTTTTTGTCCAGGAAGTTGATTAAACATTTGCATAAAAAGTGCGGCACCTATTTTTTTATCACCTACCTGTGTTTCAATTTGTTGTGGTGAAAAAGTCTTTCCACTATCTTTTTTATTTTCATTTGTGTTATTAGCATCTCTATGCGTTTGCATATATTCAGCTACATTACCAACTGATGTTAATTTTACTTCCAATTCATAACTTTCATTATCTCCAAATGAAATTCCACCGCCAGTTACAATACCTAAAAATGCATCATAAGTAAAATCAGATTTAATTCTTTTTTCTTTAATTGTAGACCATTGGTCGTATGCAACTAAATCACAATTTGTTACCTTTCCACCGCCTCCAACTTTTTGTGCATTTGATTTTTGAGTATTCCAACCCCACTCACATAAGGCATGAAATCCCGGTTCTAAAAAATATCCGGCTAATAAATCAGATTGTTCTTTTGTAAATGCACGAATTTTAATAGTTGCTAATCGACTACCACCTTCAGCTTTTTCATCCATAGTCATAGATGTTATAATAGGTGGTGGTCTAAGTGCTCTACTTCTACCAGATGGTATCCATATTTCATCACCACTAAAATTTCTACCGATAGCACCAGGGCCGATGTAAGAACCACCATTTGAACCATATACCGATGTGAAATCAGTAGCGTTTGGATTTATTGATTCTAATATACACCCATTTGGTGCCACCCCAGCTAATAATCTAATCCAAGTAGATAGACCACTAACACCGGGATTTGCTTTTACATTCCACGGGTTATTGTTACCTGCTCTATTTTTTAGAGTAGTTTCTAATTCAGGATATATATTTGATAAATTTGGAAATGAACCTGGCATAATTTATTTATTTTGAAAAACTATTTGAAATTTCTAAATAATTTTCTGGTATTCTTAGTATTGTTCCATCGTTTACTGCGAATGGTGCATCGTGGATATTGTTAGCAGTTGCTATAATCCACCATAAGGATGCATCTCCGTAAAACTGATGTGCAAGTGTATCCAATCGGTCACCCGTCTGGGTCACTGCGTAAATATCAGTATCTCGTAATGGTATATTTGGATATATCTTTGTTCTGAAGACTTCCCTACCATCTTTGAGTTTTTGTATTTTATTATTTGTATATCTTGACATAATTTAATTTATTTTTCACCGGATAGTTTACTATATTAAGGTGGGTTAGATTCCTTGCTCTTTAAGTGGGTTAACTCCGTTATTAACCATTCTGAACCACGTATTGTATCTCATTGCTACGGCAACTCCGGCTTTATTTATAAAGAAACACATATCTCTACTTGATGTTTGTCCTTTATAGGTTACCGGTGCGTAATATGCAGTTTCAGTTGCTTTTTCAATACTACCATCACTAATTTTACTACCTAATGCTATCTCATCGGCCATTCTAGCAGCTATCAAATCTGGTATACCAAGTTCATCTTTATAGTTTGTATACGCCTCTTTTCGAAGTTCTTCTGCCCTGGTTTCCGATTTTTTAATAATTGCAGCCAATAAAGCAGGGTCAATACTTTCTTTTGGTGTTTCTGCCGGCTGTCCTGTATCTAATGATTTTGGAGTTGAATCCATCCCTAACATACCGCCACTTGTTGATTCTGTCTTTGGTGGTTCAGTTTGTGCTACCCCCACACTATTAATTGGCGGTGGTGGTGTTGTTGGTTGAACTACTTGGATTGTATTTGTTTTTGTAATTACTGAAGTACCACCGGTTTTTGGTTCTTGACTTACAGTATTTGTATTACCAGATTGTTCAGCCTTTCTCTTATTAATTACTTTAACCGCCTCTTTAGAAATTGGAGTTCCATAAAGTTTAAGTTCTGAACCAACATTTTCAACAAATTTAAATTCCATTTGGACTTCAACTATTTTTGGTAATTGATTACCATTTACAGTTTCCCATGTACCATCATCAGGGAATGTGTACGAAAGAGAGTTTATAAATGCAGTTTTTCGTTGATACATATTACCCAATGTAAATTCAATAAATGGTGGATTTACTAAATTACTCTTATCAATAGTTGGATATGCTTTACCTGTTAAAAATTGAATTCGTTGCCACATTGTTGATAATTCATTAGAATTCATACAATACATTTTTAATTGCAATGATAAGGTTCTTTCTACTCCACCATATGTGTAGTAACTATATGGATTACCGACAAATTTAGCAGAATCCCAAGTTGGTGAAACAGTTTCACTTAAACTTGTTATTAGGGTTCTAAAATATACTTTTTTAGAATCACTTACACCTGCTATTGAAAATGTTACCAAATCTTTATCATCGCCATTACCAATACCACTTACTCCATACGAACTATTAATTAAATCACCATTATTACTTGTAATTCCATATTGCGTTTCTATTGTAGTAATTTTTTGGCCTCCTGCTACTCCACTATATGTATTAGTTGGGTCATTAGGCATAACAGCACCAGTATTATTTTTTATATCTTTAAATGCATAGGGTGATGTACCAAATACACCATTTGTACCTCTTCTATCAATTCCATATACCGGTGATACTAATTTCAAATCAATACGTTCACTTACTTTTTCGTTTGTATAATCACCTAATTTTCCACTATAAGTGGTTGGAGTTGCAGTAGTTGTTTTAGTTTTTGCTTCAACTGCTTTATCTATTTCTGGTTTTGATTCAGTACCTTTTAATTTATCTTTTATTGATGTAGCACTTTTTCCTAACTTTTCTTTAGCCTTACCAATTTCTGCAGAATCTTTTACTGCAGTATCGGTAGATTCAGCAGTTGGCATTCTTAAATTAGTTTCTGTACTATTTGATGTTATATATGAACTATATTTTTCATTATATGGTCTAGAATTATCAGCTCTTTCTTTAGCTTTTTCCTCTATAAGTTTGTCAAGTGCAGATGGGTCTGCAGTCTTTTTTAATTTTTGTTTTAGAGATGCAGTTGCATTTGCAGATGCCTCTCCTAATTTTTTCTTAGCATCAAGTTGTAATTGAGTTACTTTTTTGGTAATATCAGTTGCAGCTTTATCTACTTTACTTACTGATTTTGAATTAAATTTAACATTATCAATTTGTTTTGAATATGGTAGTTTTGAACTATATTCGTATTTATCAGTTGCACCTGCAGTATTAGTACCTAATGAGTTTGGATTACCAAATAGGGTAGTTCTCAATTTATCTTTTACTAATGAGATACCTTGTCCTATTATTTGTTTGCCAATTGTTTTTGGATTACCACCACCAGTATTCTTTAAGAATCTACCAACGATTGTACCCTTTGCATCATTTTTGATTTTTGAAAGAGTAATCATTGTATCTGGCTCTAATCCTGCTTGTAATTCTCCTGTATTATTTACATAAGTTGGTATCACATTTTGTGGAATACCTAAACGAGAATTTATACCATCTCTTGCTTGGTTTAGGGATGTTACTTTACCACCAAAAACAAATTTACCAAACTTACCACCGGTAATTGCACCTAATCCTTTACCAATCAATCCACCATCTCCTGCACTTCCACCCGTTGCCTGTTTCATTTTCTCAACCGATGATGTACTACGAGTTGCTATACGAATTGCTTCGTTACCATATATTAATGGATTATTTAATTCTACCTTAGTTTTTATACGAATACCACTAAGTTCTTGTTCTATTAAAGTTAGTTTATCTGGTTTTACACTTTTTTCTTGTGTAGAACCTGCAAATAATTCTTGCACGGGAGTTAAGTCCAATATTTTTGGAGTTATATCTTTATTCGAACCTTTAAATAATTCTAATATTGTTGGCATAATTAAGCTCCCATTAATCCAAATCGGTTTTCACCACTTTTTTCGTTTGTTTTCACTACTGCTGATGAAACTTTTTCTTTATCCATATAGACATCTCTATTAGAATATACCGCTGAGATTAATTCATCTAATTTAGCAACAACTGCAGTGTTATCTTGTCCTCCACCCATCATACCACCCAATAATCCACCAATACCAGTTCCTAAGCCTGTAGCAATTGTTTCCAATAAACTAGCAGGGTCTTTAGTTGCTAATAAAACATCCGCTGGATTTGTTCCTATTACTTTACCATCTTGAACCACACCATCGTTAATACTTGAAGTTGTTGCGGTACTTCCATCAGTTTTTGCTTCATCACTTATTCCTAAGAATGAACCTATCGAACTAAATACACTCCCTATTCCGTTTACTGCCCACATAATCGGGTCTACTATATATTTAGAAATTGTATCTCCTATAAAACTAATTACATCATATATCAATCCAAATCCTTTTACTAAGAAATCTACAAAAAATCCAATTGCTCCACCTACTAATGAACCAAATATTTTACCAATACTACTAATAACTCCAATTATTGGTTGTGCAAATTTCATCATTACTTCTTTGAATTCACCTATTTTTAAAAACAATGGTTCTAATGCATCAAACGCAGCTTCAAATGGAGTAAGTAATGCATTTGTTATTGCAGAACCGATTGCTACTAATGGCATGACAATTGCAGATATAACATCATAAACTGCTTTAAGTGGTTTGAATACCATTTTAAACGCCAATCCTATAACTCTAAATATCGGTAATAGAACTGCGTTTAATATTGTAAATAAATCATTTAATACTGGCATTACAAATGCTGCTATTGGTTCGAACATATCACTAAATCCAGTTTTAAGAGCAGATGAACTATTTGCAAGGTTATCCATTACTCCTTGCATATCCTTTTGAGATGATAATCGTTTAGTTTGTAAATCTAAATCCTCTTTTGATAATGAAGTGATATCTCTACCAGAATCCATTAAGGACATTGCCGATGCTAATTGTTCTGAATTTAATTTACCAAATTGTTCTCTAATTCTTTGTTGATTTATTAAATCACCCATTTGCATACCAGTTGCTTTAGTAAGAGCATCTTGTTCAAATTTATTTAATTTTGTTAAATCACCTAAACTCGATACTTGGTCTAATACAGCCTGTTGTGCACCCAATATGTCATTATTAGCTGCTAGATATCTTGCTTGAGAAAGATTTAGGTTTGTTCCTAATATTGCACTTGCTTCTAATTCTGAGGTAATACTACTTTCAAAATCCAAAAGATTATCTGCAACTGCACCTGCTTCTTTAATCGATGTTCCTAATTTTGCTGCTTGAACTGCTGCTTTAGCTAATTCTTTTGGAGAACCATTAAAATAACGATATGCATATTCAGAACTCTCCGCCATATCTGCTATTACCTTTGAAGGTGCAACCCCAGCCATCTTTGCCATTTCAGCAGTTTGACCGATTAGTGCTTGTGATTGTGCGGCAGTTAATCCACCTATATTTTGAAATACTTTATTTAATTCGGCACCTTGTTCTACCCCAACACCAAAGTTTTTATTCAACATAACCATAGAACCCAACACTTCTCTTGAAGGTTGCTCTAGCCCGCCAAATGTTTGTGTAAACGCGGTTGCAGATTTACCTACATCTTCTGCACTTACACCTAATCCTGCGAATTCAGTTGATACTGCTTTTATGTTACCTTGTAAAGTTCTAGTTTGAGAATTTAATAATCCGGTTTCCTCTCTAAAAGATTTTGCTGCTGCTTCTATTTCTTTAAATCTCTCCAACCCTACTTCAAATGCTTTGTATAAAGCATATGCAATTAATGCAACTGCTGCAACTACTGCGACAACGGATAATATTGCTATCCCTTGAGGTCCTAACAATCCCATTATCATATTTTTAGCAGAACCAAATCCTCTACTTAATCCGGAAGTAAATGATTCCATCATATTAGAACCCTTATTAGTTGCTTGAGTAAATCCCGTTTTGAACTGAGTCATAAAACGTTTTTTTACTGCATCTATACTTCCTTTTGCTTTATCTGAGAAGGGTGTCCAAAATCTATTAAATAGTGTTTCCCCTATTATGGGTATACCTTTTATTTTTTCACCAATGGAATCTAATGATTTTACAAATTTATTTTGTAAATTATCTGCAATTCGTTGGGTTTCATTTATTATTTTTAATCTAGCTAATTCCTTTTTTACAATAGCATCTGCTGCATCTAATTGTGCTAGATACGTTGATTTCATTTTTTCATTAACACCAAAATTTGATTGTAGGACTTGTCCTTTTTGGGCCGATAATTTAATTAGAGCCTCTTCGTAGGATTTTTCATCCTTTAATGAGTTTAACACTTTTTTAGTTAAACTTATTTCTTCAAATATTTTTTTATTGCGCAAATCAGAAGCTTCAGCAGTTTCTTCAATAGCCCTCTTCATATCACCTATGATAGATGAGGTATATTTGACTGCATCTTGATATTCTTTTTCTTCTGCTGTTTTATTTTTTGCCATAATTAGTAATCAAATCCTAAATATTTTCTAACTGATTGAGGTATTGCCTTTTTAACTGCTTCTTTATCGCCACCGAATCGTTTTTCAATAGTTTCACGAGCAGTTTCGATTGATTCGTCTGCATCTTTTATTGCTTTAGCTATATTTTTATCACTTTTTAAATTACGACTTAATATAGATAAAAATAAATTACTAATAAATCCTTCTTTCAATTTATGTTTAGTATAAATTTCTTTAAAAAGTTGTCTATCTTCTTTTGTTAATTTCATAAGGTTCTCCTATTATACTCCTATAAATATAAGACATAAAAAAAGTGAGGAATTTATTTCCTCACTCTTACACCTGGTCCTTTTGATGGTTGGTTATTTTTTTGTGCTTTATTTGCATTATCACTTTCTCGTTTCTTTGTATCTACCAATTCTTTGTAATAAAAATTTCTTAAATGAACTGGTAATCTATATACATCCGATTGAATGAACCCATTTCCATGATAACATAATTCAAAAATTTGTCTATGTAATAGGATAGAATAATTACTCGGTAGGCCAAAAAAAGCTAACACCCATTGTAATAGGTCTTACCTCCATTTCTCCTGTTTCAGGGTTTTCGTAATCAAATTCCATTTTGATATCCGGTTGTAAATTTTTTACATGTTCTCTAAATCCTTTAGTATCTCTAGCAAGGAATTTATTATTAATAAAATCAGTTATAGATTTGGTGTCTTCTTTACCATCTACCGATTGTATCATATAACGATAACGGGTGGTTAATTCACTCCCCATTGAATCTTTGTTCAATCTTTTTAAAGCGTTAACATCAGCATCAATTCGTTTTTCATCACCATGTGTTAATAGTTTAAAAACTAATACATTTCCAGTTGATGTTGTAAATTGATAACGATTTTCAGTATTTAACTTTGAATAATCAATATCTTTTGTTTGAACTTTACCTAAATCAACAGTAATTTGTTGTTTGGTATCATTATCATCTAATATTTCAATCTTATATTCTGGTCCATATCCTAAGATACGAGTTGCTAACATAATAGCGTTTTTATCACCCAAAAGAATATCATCTGGATTTACTTTCTTATCTACTATAATTGCTTCGAATAATTTATCTAATACTACACCTTTTTTAATCAAACTTTGAGATGAAAGAATTTCTTCCTCTCTTGCCGTCATATATTTTAATTCGATGTTACCACTTGATAATGGATTTGTTTCTGGATAGCATTTACCTTGAGATGGTAATCCAACTATTTCCGTTGAGAATTCGTATTGTGACATATTTTACCTTTATTTTGTTATTGTATATAAATATATAAATAAAAAAAAAATTGAAAAAAAAGGAGATATTTCTATCTCCTTTCTTAATTTTATATTTTAATTCTATTAGAATTCAAGTATTGCATAATCGTAAGCTAACGTTAATGTAATCTCTGCAGGGTCATTTGATGTCCAATCTAATTCACCAAATTGTGCGTTTAAGATAAATGCACCTTTAAGTTTCCAGTTTTCAATTTTATCACCTACTGGTCCTAACATATAGATATCAATATCTTTTTTGTAGAAATCTGCATATCCATCACGTCCTGTTAGGGATTCATGTGAAGTTCTAACCCACTCCATTACTGCCTGTGCACCTGATGGTACGATTGGGTCATATAATGTGATTTCTAAATCTTGCCATTCACCTTTACCTTTCAACTTTCTTTTTAAGTTGATGTGTTCTAATGTTACAGCTTCAAACTGAATGTTTGGTCTGTTACCTGCTTTGATAAGATATGAAGGGATACCAGCGATTTCCATGATGAAACGATTTTTCATCTTTGGTTCAAAGTTGGTATAGAACATTTCGTTAAACTCTAATATTTCTGCCATTTTTATTTTCTCCTATTATATTAATAAATATAAGGTTTCTCTTTTTTTTAAAATTTATGCTGAGAACGATGCTCCAGTCGGTAAGATGTTGAAATCTAACACGATGAATTCAGCGGTTTTTGTTGGTTGTAAGAAAATCTGTCCAGCCAATATATTTCTATCAATTACATCAGGAGTGTTATTACTCTCATCCATTACTACTCTAAATGCATATAAACCTTGTCTTTGTTGAATTGCTTCTAAATAAGGATTAACTGTATTTAAGAATCTTGAACGAGTGGTAGAAGTATTTTGTTCGAATACTAAGTATCTTGATGTAGAAGCGATATACTTCTTAACTTTGATAAGTAATCTTCTAACATTGATTCTATCTAACGCTGATGATTTTTCTTGTAATGTTTTCTGTCCAAATGCCACGATACCCTCGCCAGGGAAAGATGCGATAGGATTTATTTTTCCTTCGTATAATGTATCTCTCTCTGCGTGTGTTAATCTATTCAATACTGAAACTGCTCCTACGATTCCACCACGATTTAAACCAGCTGGTGCGAACCATTCTGCTGCAACCGCATCATTTGCTGCGTAAATACCTGGCATCAATACTGATGGTGGTACTGCAGTTAATTTGTTAGTGTTTCTATCGATTGTCTTAACCCACGGGTAATAAGTACCTACATAGTTAGAATCTACTGCTGCACCTTGTGCAACTGCTTCATCAATTGTATCATTACCACCATCACAACCAACTACATCACCAATGAAGAATACATCTTCACGATTCTCACACATTTCACTTATGTAATCAAATACATATGAGTGATGTCTACGAACTATACCTGGTGCTGCGATTAAGTTGATATCAAAATCATCAGGGTTAGATACTGCGTTGATTGCTTTTACATATGCAACCGAACCACTTGCAATTGATGTTGCTAAGTTAAATCCTTGTGAATTACCTGCTGATATATCCACACCTTTGTTAATTGTTTTTGCTGGCGTTGTACCATCAAATCCACCTTGAAACGCTAAAGTAAATTGTCTTTTAGCAATTGTTTCGGCCGAATCATCAGTTGATAATGAATAACCAAAATTATATGTTCCAACCGAACCACTTACAATAGCAGTAATATCTGCATCAAATGTAAAATCAGTATTTCTACCAGTACTAAATTCAGTTCCCGGTAATGGTTTTAAATATTGTGTATTATTTATTTTTACTGCAGTAGTTTCTAAATCAATACCAGAGTATCTATATGCAGATGATGCTGTATTATTAACAGAACCCGTTGAATATATAACTGCAGGAACGATTGTTTCTATCGTTGCATCGATTGGATTGATGTATGCACCATGTCCAAAAGGTGCTGCTATGATAGGGAATGAACCTTCAGCTGCAACTTTTACTCTAACTAATTTAGAACGATTTGCGTAATCACCAGTTTCAGTTTGTTTACCATTTGCATCAATTGTTAATGTTCTATCACCAATTACTTTAGCAATATAGTTTGGAGATGCAGGGTCTAAGTTAACGTTATTATATGTTTCTTTTACTGATTTTTTTCTATCAGTATCACTAAATCCACGAACTACTATTGAGAATGTAGCGTAATCAGTTGCACCAGATACTCCTGCTGCTTTGACGTTAAAAATACTTATTTTATATTCGGTATTGTATGGATTACCATCACCTAATGTTTCAAATTTAAATAAATCGTGGCGTTGACCGCTAATTAATTGAGATTTAACCATTGGTGTTTCTGCGTATGTAATACCATTAGTATCAGCTCCAAATACTTGAGTTGGTAATTGAACTAATGAAATAGAACCAGAACCTGCAGATAAGTATGCACTTAAATCAGTAGCTGTTTTTTCAAAGTATGTATACACATATGCTTTTTTAGTTCCAAATGGAGATTCTCCAAATACATCACCAATATCATTTCCTTCTGAAGGGTCAATTGATGCTGAACCATTATATGCAATATTACTTCCACTAATTGTAAAATAACTATCAGTTGATGTCCCGTTTGCAAATACTATTGAACCAGTAGCAAATCCGGTTGATTCACTACCACTTAATGTAGCGTGTAATGTACCGATGATATGTTCACTACCACTTGCATATGTTCCTGTAGCAGAACCAGATTCTAATGTTACTTTAATACCAATTGGTGCTACTTGTGAATAACCACCTAAGTGACCAACACGAACAATTGTAACTGTTCCTGCTTCTCTTAGATAGTTTTGTACTGCGTACCCTGTATAGTATGTTCCATCAGGTGTACCGAATATTTCTTCAAATTCTGATTGTGTATTTACGATAGTTGGTAAGAATGCTGGTCCTTT